GTCGGTACCAGTGTCATAAAATCGGTGATCGGCGCAGAGCCGGTGCCGAGATCGCCGCCGTCCGGATTGCCGGATGTGAAGGTGCCGCCAGCCAGAAGTTCCAGAGGAACGCGGGTGGGGCGCGAGGAAACGACTTCAATATCGGTACGCGATTTGATTTCGTTCCAGAGAGTTGCATCCAGTTGATAGAGAAGGCTTAATTGAGGACGAACCTTCTCATGCTGGAGGGCGAATGTTTGCGCAACCGTACCTTGGGCCACAGTAATACCCTCGAAAGAGAATTACCGCTCGCGTCCAAGTTCGCCCGAAGGCCAGCATTGTTGTGCTGTGTCGCCGCTTGCGATTGTGTTTGAGGCTCTCTATGTTTTTGGCTGCCTGCCCTTGGCTTATTTAATGTGGGTTCCGGTCCCAGTTCTGCGGGCTCAGGCTTTCTTGAACACTTTGAGTTCTCGGCATTAGAGTAGCACAGAGTCTTGAAATGCGCGGGTCAGATTCGATACTGACCATCCAGGTGATCGCGTCGAACGATCCCTCGCTACTTTTGCATTCACGAGTGACACCAGGGTTCCCGGTCATTCTGCAGACGATTTGCGGTCGGCTACATATCTTAGCGTGTCCTTGGATTTTCAGCCCTTGCAGGCCACCGATTCCCACGCCGCCGCGCATTTCTACGCCCATTGTACCCGCCTGCCATCCTTCAGAATCGCCTGATTCTTGAAAATGTCATCGGGTTTGGTTTTGAAACGGTCGATCTGCGAGGCCGATGGTTGGCTTTTGAGCATGACGATACCCTTTGCGGCAGGTTGTGTGGCTGCGGTCGCGACAGTTTTCTTTTCGCCAGCCTTCGCAGCCGCCTTGGTTACGCCGAAGACCTTCGCCGCGCTGGGCACCAGTTTGGGCACCCTTTCGTCAAGCTTCTGCTGCTCAAGCTTGGCTAGCCCGTCCCGATCGCCGGAAGTAATCAGCCGATTGCGGCGGTCGAGGAAAGCTTTGTCCGCTCCGAGCAGTTTCCCGATGCGCGAAGATACCCATGAGGCCACGGCTTCTCTGCGGTCCGGATCCATCGTCTCCCAGTCACCGAAAGGCTTGATTTCCCGCGCAATGATCGAATCGCGGTGCTTGATTGAATCGGAGTCGACGGATTTGACCAGCGCTTCGGCCTGACGTTGCTGGAACTGCTGTTCTTTCTGCGTAAGAGCTTGCTCGCGTGCGTCGACCTTCTTTTCCGGGACTTTGGACGCGGTTGCACGGAATGATTCGACCCAATCGATGATTTCCTGGATTCCGCCCTTCGCCGCGTCACCAGCAGTCGTCAGCAGGCCCTTCAAAGCGTTCGTAAGCCCTACCCCATCAAAGGTGTTGACGAATATCCGGCTCTGGACGTGGTTGTACATCTCCGGATTGATCTGCGCGAACTCCTGAAGGGCAATAGGCACCATTTTGGCGAAGGATTCCGGATCGCCCTCTGCCAGCTTCTTGACGAAATCCGGCTTGCCTTCGATATACGCTGCGTCCAGCCCTTCCCAGTCGGCTAATTCCTGTTTGGCGTTCTCGACAAACTCCCGGCCACCGACCTCGGTGATGAATTTGTGTGTTTCAAGCAGCGCAGGCAGTCCGCCAACCGCATCGATCTGCTTTTTCGACCACACCGCATCACGAATGAAACCCGGCAACGCAGGGTCGAGCGCCTTCAAAGCTTCCTTCTTGGTTGGATCTTTAATCAGCCCCGCGGCGTCGAATTTCCCCGTCGTCTGCGTCTGTTCGGAAGGTTGCGTTTCGGTAGCTTCCGCTCCCGCGTCTCCCTGCGCTTCAATTTCTGTTGACTCTGTGGATACCTCTTGAACATTTCCCGGTTCCGAGGTTGCAACGGATTCTCCTCCGGTACTTGCGGGTGCTGCGATGGCTTCAGGCATTTACGGGCGCTCCTTGCGGTTTGGGTTTGTTTTTCTGCATCTCTGCGGCTGCAACCTCTGGGGGCGGCAGGGTGATACCCGCCTTCGCGGCCAACTGAATTTGACCAGATGGCGGCAAATCGGCATAGTTGATCGATTCTGACGGTGGTTTGCCCGGCGCCGGCGGCGTCTGCGCAGCGAGCGCGGCCTTGTGGGCTTTGCCGTGCAGTTTCACGTTCTCGATGCCTGCCTGATTGTTCTTTTCCTTTTCCTGCTCGCATTGCTCGGAAGCCAGCCAGTCCTGGATGACGTCGATGTGGAACTGGTGGAAATCCCAATCCGGATCAATCGGGACAGTGGGTTGCGCCATCTGCTGCTGTACCTGCTGAAGGACTTCCGGCGTCGGCGGTGGCGGTTCGGGCATTCCCTGCGCCATGCCCTGCTGAACCTTTTGCGCCATCGCAGCCAAAGCCTGTTGCGGAGTCGGGACATTGGGGCCGGATTTCAACAATTCCTCAATTTCCCGCAACTGCTGGATTCTCGCGTCCGCTCCGGGAATCTCGAGGTCGGTATCGGTGTTTTCCTTGATCAACTCCTGATTTTCCGGGAGAGACACGATCGCCTGCAATGCCGGTACTTTCTCGGCCAGCGTGATCATCGACATCAAAATAGCGCGCTTCGCCGCTCGGGTATCCGGGAAGCTGACGTCGACCTCCGCATAGAAATCGCCTGCATTCAGGTCTGCCGTATCGATTTCCTTAACCGAATCCGGCTTTAAAGCAGTTCCAGGAACATTGATGGCGATCTTCTGACCGCCCTCCTGCGCCTTTTCTCCGCAGCGCTTGATGGCAAGCTCCTCAAGACCCGCCAAGAGCCACTGCGAGGCTCCCCAGGCTATCCCCATCTGCCCTAAAGCCTGTTCGCGCATCAACTGGATCCCGCCCTTGGTCTCGTTATGTTCGTCGCTCGTCCCCATCAAAGACGGAAGAGCCGCGGTGATGAGCTGCGCCAGCTCTCCGGAGAGATATTCGATAGCCTGGATCAAATCAGGAGAAATCTGCACCGGCTGGCCAAAGAGAATCTTGTCCTGGATCCGTTCATGGGGCTGCAAAACGACCGGATTCGTGTTTCCGGGCTCCGATCTATGCTCCTGCTGGGCCTGGAGATCAAAGGTCTCCTTGTCCATGTAGTTTTCGGGGATGCAATACTCGTGCATCTCCTTGCGCAGGTTCATCAGATCGTTGAAAGCGTCCTGAATCGGCACAAACGCCTTCAATAGACTGGTCCGGTTCTGCCCGTCCCCGGGCTTGGCGTGAGCGACCCGGATCCGCTTGTCCATCGACTCATTGAAGGACTCGCAATACGCTCCGCCGCAGACGATTAGCCGAATCCCGCCCGGATAAATCTCCTTCAACCACTTCCTGTCTTCTTTGGGGGCCTTTTTATAGAACGCGGGCCGGAAGAAAGCGACATGCCTCGTGGTCAGGTGCTCCCAGGTCTCCCCGGTAGCCGTGATGAGTTTGGTCCCCTGCACAACGCCGATTCTGGCCATCCGCTCATAGGCTGACTCGCCTGAATCCTGTGATCCGGACTTGATTTTCGACTCGCCCTGACCGTCGACCGCATCGGGATATTGATCCTGCAGCAATTCCGTCTCGAATTCCTTCGATTGAACCGCGTATGTCCAGTCATCCAGGCATTTCTGCGTGATTGGGACTTTCCACTCCAGAACTCCGTCGATTTCTAGCTTCTCCGCCCCGACCGGGTCGCCGTTCAGGTCATGCCCGTATTTCGGGTCCGCGTCGTCGTCGCACACCATCCCGACAACCCGCCCGTCGGTGCACATAAGCCGCGCGACCTCGATTTGCAGATTTTTGATGTCGTTGATCTGCTCGATGCGGTTCTTATACTGATCGGCAATGGTGGCTGAAGTGATGTCGACGGTGCGCTTCGCGGTTCTCGGCACCATGTGCGCCCCGACCGGGTTCTGGGATAGCGCTGAAACCAGAGTCCTCAGAAATGCCGAGTAAATGTCGTAGACGTCGGCATACCGCTCCTGGTCGGAAGACGTTCCCGATGCCCCGCCCTGAAACAGCGGCGCAAACATCATGGTCGACCAGTTCCAGTAAATGTATTGAATGGAGCGGGAATAGAATCTCTGCTGGCGAGCGTCGATGACCTCGGTACGCCTTGAATAGACTTCGCGGGTCAGCGCTTGACGCAACAGGGCTTTGAGGACGTTTTGTTTCTCTTCGGGAAGATTCGGAAAGCCGTCTTCCTGCTGCCAGTCTTCGCCTTCAGGCTGTTCTGTCGGCTCTTCAGGCACCGCCAGCGTGCTAGTTGCCATTCAATTTACCCGGATAGACACCGCGCGAAATTCCCGCATAGACTCCAGAATGCAGCGCCGTCTGCCAATAAAGCAACCCATCAAGATTCGAGTAGAAAAGGCCATCAATATCAGATTCCAAAATCTGTCGCTGCATAGCGATGGTATCTGAGACCGTGAGAATCTTGCTTCTTTGCCAACCTCCAACTGGCGCAAAGATATAAGTCTTAGGCGCGACGATCGCGGCTGTCGTAACTGCACCGAAGAGTCCGAAAAATTTGCGCCTGCTAATTTCCAAGAATCGCCTCCGCGCGCTCGATATCCCCTTGCCGCCAACCCATTGCAATGGTAATCACACAGGTTCTCAAGGTATCGCAGCATAGATTCGAGCCCTCGACGTTCAACTGGCCGCAATAAGGACAGGTGATGGTGCACATCTCGCCCGCCGCGCGCACCCGCTCCATCTGATCCTTGACGGACTTGATCTTCTGGCGACTGGCGAGTTCCTCGGCGGTGAGCATCAGCGCCCCCAAATAATCTTTAGATATGGCACTATCCACGCGAGCGGAGCCGGTTCAGCACGATAATCGCACCTCCAGCAATTGCCATAAGCACGATCCCAGACAGCTTCTTCGCCACACTTCGGACATTTCAAACCATGATCAATCATTTCGCCCTCAACCCGCGCGCCAGTCGGCGCAGCGCGCCTTCCTTCTTGACATGTTCTGGCTTGCCTTCCTCGGATCCCGACGCGAAATCATGAAGCTGCTGGTGACTCATCGCCAGCAACCCACGGTTCCGCTTATTGAGCTTCGATGGCTCGTGTTCTGCGATCGCCATCGCCTTTTGCTGTGCTTTCGATACGCTCGGCATCGCTCACCCCTCAGTACAGGACGTGAGTTGTCGAAGCGTACACGGAGCCAGCCGCGGCGTTGTAGCTGAACACGCCCGGAATCCCGGAATAATCGAGAATCGTGGTCAGAACCGAAAGCGATTTGTACGTCACCAGAGCAGTCAGGCCGGCCGCGTGCGATGCGAACAGCTTGAACCATGCCGGAGACAATGCCACCAGGCCGCCGCCGGCGCCGATGCGGTTGACCGCCGCTTCCTGCACCCCAAACGACCCCGAAGAGATGATTTCGCCCGCTCCATGCGCATTGGCAAACGATGCGGTAAACGTGCACGCATTCAGCCCCAGAGGATTCGCTGCCGAGACCGCCGTAATGACCACGGTTTCCGCATTCGCCCCGGTTCCTACCGTCAGGAGGCCATTCACGATCAGCGGCAGGATCTTCTGCCCATCCTGAGTGGTTGAATAGCCCAACTCAACCGTGTATGTCTGCGATCCGGTGCCCGAGTTGGCAGAGGAAAGGATCAAAGGCGGAACCGACGGATTCACTCCGAAGGCGAAATCGTAAGCGTTGGCAACTCCGTTGTTGACTGAAGCCATTGTCTCTCCTTATGCCGGAAACGTTTCAGTAACGCTCGGGCTTTCGATGTCCACTTGCTTGAATTTGCCCTGGGAGTGGCACCCGGTGCAAATCCTGTCGGGCGGAAAGTTCATATAAACCAGTCCGCACGTCAGGCAGTAAAAGATGCGGACCACCGCCGATTTCTTGGCCAGCGGTCCCGGTACGGGTTGAGCGATTCCCGGCATTACATTCCCAACGCCGAGCCCTGCATCGCAGGCTCGCCCATCGGTGGTTCTTCTCCCATCGGCCGACCATCTCCGAGAGCTTCGTCCAAATGACCTTTCGCGCCCTCTGTGTCCTCATGCTCGCGGTGATCGGGTTCCCCGCCGGACTCGACCCCATGCGAGTGCACCCCGACGCCGTCATGGTGGGCGTGGAAGTGCTTCTCTCCCGCGCCTCCATGAATCTTGGATAGATGTGCGTGCATGTGTCCGATTGACTCGTGCTGCTCTTCCTTGCCGCCGTGCACGGTGTGAAATGTCCCGTCGCCGTGGTTATGCACCTCGGTCATCTCGCCTTCGGTCTCCTTGGGCTCGGACTCTTTCGGCTCCGATTCCTTAGGTTCTTTCGGCGAGTGCATGCGCGCGGATTGATCGTTGTGGCGGTAGACGCCGCCGGAGTCAAGAGGCATGGCTTTCTCCTTACGCTACCTGCGATGCAACGCCCGTGGGCTCAACCGGAGGCGGCGGGGCTACCTGCGGAATCGTGAAGGAAACCACGTTGGATGAAATGACCGTCACGCCGTCGGTGCCGAGGAAGGCGAAACCGACTGACCCATTGGCCGCCGTATCGCTTGAGGCCACAGTCGCCACAACCTGATTCGCCAGCGGCACTGCGCCATTGGTTGCATCCGTGGTCGCGGGAGCGAACGTGATGAGAGGGTCAGGGGAACTCCAGTTGAGGGTTGGATTGTAGCCTGCCGGCGCTGTGACGCCTGCCGGAAAAGTGATGACGCCTGCGAATTGGCCGGTTGTACCCGGTGCGATCGATCCGATTGCCATATCATCTCCTACTTGAAATGCGGTTGCGTGTGGAAATTCGAGCAGCCGCAGGATTCGCCTGAGTAGCTGCAGTTCGTCGCGCTCTTCCTCGTTGGGAGGAAAATGCCGGGGTTCGCGATATTCGTTCATTTCTTCAGGGTCGGCTTCCAGTCCGATGCTGGCTTGCTGGCTGTGGGCTTGGCTGTCGCGTTTTGCTCAGCTTTCGGCAACCCATCCAACTGTGAAATCAAAGACTTCACCTGCTCGGCCTTGTTGGGCATCAACAGGTTGTTCGATTCAAAGATGTACATCAGGTGATCTAAAGTCATTTCCCCTCCAGTGCTGCGATGTTGTTGGCCGTAACTTTGGCCTGGTGCTCGACGGGTTTCAGGGATTCAAATTCGGCGCGGGAGCGCGCTTCCGCCAACCCTACTCTACGCCGATGCGGGTCTTGTGGCTTGGCTTCAACCTGAAAATTCGCCTTAACCTTGAGATCGTCGACCGCAACCAGTTTTCCAGCAAACGAAGGTTTCAGCAGTTTCCGGTCCTGCCATGCCACAAACAAAGGCCATGCATGCCGGAAGACGATTCCAGCCACAAACGAGACAACCGAAATTACCGCGGCCTCGACCATCTTAGATTTCTCCGTACCGGCTGATGCGTCTTGCCCCACTTCTCATCGAACCTGCGACCCGCCATCGCTCTTGCAGTCGCTTCCAAATCAGGTTCCGGCTTCGCTATAGACTGTAACACTTCCGCCAATTGTACATCGCGGGGTTTTTCTCTCGGTCTGCCGAAAATCGCATATAACCCATAACCCGCCCCCTGCAGCGGCGAATCCGTCCCGTCTGTCGTCGCTTCCATCTTCTCCGGTTCATCCTCGTCCGACTTCATGATGGGAATGATTCGCTTTAGTTGCCGGCAAAGGTCGGAAATCTGCCACGCCGGCACCTCCAGCAAATGACCCTCCGCATCTTCGCCCAGTCTCACCCTCTGCCGCATCCGCTCGCGCATCAGCGTGTCTCGTCCGAGTTTGTCCCTGGTCGACTCGTGCGGCGCCGGGATTCCGTTCTTCCTCAGAATCGGCAGCATCCGATTATTCACCGAATTCGAGTTTTCGCCCATGGTCGCCGTCTTCTTGGTCGCCGCAGCATCGAAGGAATGCGCGAAAGACTGAAACTGCGGCATCTTCCCGTCTTCAAGAGCCCACTCGCACAGGATCCTTGCCAGCTCCTCCGGCTCTTTCTCTCTTTCAAATAACTCGTCATAGGTATAGAGAATCCCTTGATCGTCCATGACGTGCTTGTAATAGCTCGCCGGATGCGCATACCCCCAGTTACCAGAAATCCATTGCTTCCACCACGGCTCGATCTTCAATGTTCCCCGTGGAAACATGTTGACCGCCTCATCCCACGCACCGCGAAAATACCCTCCAGCCGCGCCCCACTTGGCGAACTTCAAGGCATCGCGCATCGCCTCGGGATAAGATTCCAGGTTCTTCAAGAACAACTGATCGTTGGCATAAATCGGGTTATCAAGGTAAGTCGCCTCAAAATAAGGGTAATCTTTGGGACTGTAAGCCCGCTTCTGACTGGCGTCCATCTCCATACATGGTATGCCCTTGACAAACACATCCTCACACCACACCGCCCCGATGCCGATCGGATTGCCGGACCCATACTTCCTGACATGACTCGATACCGGACAGCGGTTCCAGGCCGACGTCGCCATCCATTGCTTGAATGTAAACTCGCAAAGCTCGTCATAGTAGATTTGGAGCCACTGACCTTGATAATCGAAGGCGTTGTACTCATACTGCATTGATCCGAACAAGGTCGTGGAGTGGTTGAGCCACGTCACTTCGCTCTTGGTTTCGTTGTACTTGAGGTACAGTTCCTTTGGAAACAGTTCGCGGAATCGCGTGATAACCGTCTTCGCCAGATTCGGAAACGTCCTGCGCAGACTTAATGTGTGGACCTTGGGCCCGTCTTCTAGGTTGAACGCATTGACAGCGTGGAACTGCTCCATCAGCCCGGCAGCAGTCTTGCCTGGGCCCGCGGCTCCGCCAAGAAACCCGTAGGGCGCTGGCGATTCGTGGAAGTTTCGTTGAAAGGGATAGGGATCGTAAATCTTGCGCAGGTCGAACTTGAACCGGTCCGGCCCGCTTTGTATGTCATGGATGGTGCGCTGCTCAGGCATCTAACGGGTCGATCTCTTCAGACCAGCGACTATTGGCGCATGGCTTGTCCCGAGGAACATCTTTGAGATTCAATGTTCCGATGCCAAGATCCGCACCGTCTGCTCGACCTTCAACGAACTTCCCACCTGAAAGCAATGCAAAAGGCGGCTCCGAAGTCGGGCAGCGCCAATCGTGACAGCAGGGTTTAGCCGACATGGACACTTACCGTCAAAGCCCCGCCGGCTGAGTACGCCGTGACTTGCGCCCAATAGAACGCGAACGCTGAATTGTCTGATTGGCTTGCGCTCTGTGTGGTCATGGTATAGAGCAGTTGCCCGTTCTGAGGGCCTGCCGTGGTCGGCGGGACGTTTGATCCATATATGAGGACATTGGCCGTCGGTGCTGATGCCCAGTTGACCTGCCAGGTCTTGATGTTCTCGGCGATCGGGCCGGAAGGACCAACAGCAATTACCGGTGAAAGGCTGTTGCTCGCCACCGTATCTGCAGAGAACAGGTTGAATGTATCGCCGACTGAAAGAGCCGTTGCGTTCGGAAAGGCGGTGTTGAATAAAGGCATTGGCTTACCTCGATGCCATCTTAACATCCGCCGCTGGCGCGTCGACAGGCGAAACTGTTTGTGTATCCGTGCTGGCAGGGGCTGACTGGACACCACTTTGCTTTGACTTCCACAGTAGGTAGGGTTCCCTGCTCAATCGCGGGTCGCGGCTCCGATCCTCCCCCTCCAACCAATTCGCTCCGCACGGACTGCACCTTATGTAATCGCTTCGCTGGCATCTTGGCCGGCCGCACATTGGACACGGTTGGTCGATCATTTCCCCGCCCTCGGTTGCTTCCCGCTTCAGCCTCGCCATCCACTCTTGAGTTGTTTCCATTTGCAATCTCCGCGTCCACCTTGGCAGCCAATTGGGCCAAACGAAAGCCAATCATCCACGACAAGCTCCGCTGGTTGGTTTCAGCGTCCTTGCGTAACTGATCGACTATATGTTTTGGGAGCCTAATCGAGATGTGCTCAGTTGTGTTCGCCATAAGCACATCGTAGCACAGGTGAACACAACTATTCCGTCTTTGGCCTGGGCACAGAGCTGATGATCTGCAGCGGCCCGCCATCGGCGCCGGTATGCTCCTGCTGGATGCGCTCGCCGTACTTCTTGGGATTCCGCTTTGAGAGAGCCCATTTGCGCGTATCTACCCGCATTCTCTGCAGGTTAACCCACGCCGGATCAATACCAAACTTACCGCGCTCAGGCTCTTCATCCACCAGATCAATCAAGCCTTCAAAGTCGGAATCGGTGCGCAATTCCAGAACGCGCGTGTATTGCTTACAAAACTCTTCATCCTCGCGAACATGCTTAAGAATCAACGAGTCAGAGATGTCGTTTTGCTTTGCAACTTGGCGAAGAGTCAAACCAGATTCAATTCCTTGAAGAATCGATGTTTGCAACTCTTTCGACCATTCAATAGCAGCCGGCATTTGAACCGAATTCTAGCACCCTGCTTCTAAAGTTGTAGAGCGAATTCAGAAAATAATCCTTGACATGGATATGGAATGGATATACTGTGGATATGTAAGCAAGAGATACCAATCTCCTTGGAGGAACAAAATGGGAGCACGATTGAATGTAGTGTTTCACTCCGGCAATGAAGCCGAACCAACCTGCACAATCTACGGCCATTGGGCTGGAGATAACCCTGAAGACGCAGCTCAGACGCTCAAGCAGTTCTTTGAAGCCGTCGAAGCCCAGACCAACGACCACCGCTATACCGATGCTGGCTATCTGGCAGCAAAGTATGTGGTTTTCCTCGCGCTGGAATGTGGCAATGACCCCAAGAGACCGCTGGATTTTCTTTCGGTCGGCTGCTATCGCGATGCTCAAGACTGCGGGCCTGAGTGCATCGCATTCATGGACTGCGGCAACATCGACCCCACAACCAAACGGCCAACCATTCGATTCGAGGATGAGCACGCGGAAACTGAAGCGATGGCGACCGCTTATGGCATCCTCGGTCAAACTGTGCCGGCATAACCTTCGCCGCGTAATCTCCATTGCGCGCGGGGCGTGGGATTGGTAATCCCCAGGCGGGTATGTAAGCCCGCTGAAATATTGCAGTTGAAAGGAACATATGCCGGAAATGCTTGAGCTTACTACCAATGAGGGCGAAAAGTTTCAGGTCTTCTACGATCCCAACTACAACCGCAAATGCTGTGTTTGTGGCGCCGCACCATGCGTCCGCATCCGCTTTGAAGGTGGCAAGGTGTTCTACGACGGAGACATGTGTGGTGTATGTACATGGGGCGACGCTGCCGCGATTGATCCAAGCAATTGGTAAGGAAGGCAAATGACCCGCGACCGCAAACTGATCGACACACATATCAACCTCGATGAGGACCTGATCGCTGAGATTCAGCGCATCGCTGCCAAAGAAGACCGCAAGCCTGCCGTGATGATTCGCGTGCTCCTCCGAGAAGCTATTCAGAAAAGAAAGGGTTTAGCATGAAATTCGATCCCGTTTACGTATTCGTCGCCGTGCTCGTGCTCTGCGGGCTCGGTATGGCGTGGATCTCCTACCGCAATGCTCTGGGAGGCAGGCGATGATCACCGTCACTCCCAAAGCCAAATGGGTGCAATTCTCGCATCCGATGGGTGGCCAGTGGTTCCGATGGGGCGACTGTTCCGCACACGTCGCACGCGAGATGGGCCTCTGGCACCTCAGCATCAGCCATCCTAGACGCTATCCATCATGGGATGAGATATATCAGGCTTGGTACGATCTCGTGCCCGAAGCACAGAACAGAACCGGCGCCATCATCCTCCCCAAGAAGGTCGATTACGTCAACATTCACCCCAACTGCTTCCACGTCCATGAATTGAGCGACAAGGAAGAGCAAGACGCGAGGATCATCGCATGACTCCCCACGAACGCGAATTAACCGTCGATCGCGGATACCAGAACCTCGCTGCTGGATTCGCCGTGCTCCTCTTTGCCGCTTGTGTTGTGTATGCGGTGGTGAGCCAATGAGTTACACAAAAGGACCATGGAAGCTCGATACGACAAGCGATGCTGGCAATTGGCACGTCCGCGATGCCGACGGGAACTCGCTGATGTGCGATGAGCACTACTACCCGTGGGTTCCCGACAACATCGAAGACTGGCACCTCATAGCAGCCGCGCCAGAAATGTATGAAGCGCTGGTTGCCATCAAAAAGGAACTTCAACTCTCGGGCAACTGGGACGCGCGTGACTACGGGTGGCCGGATAATCGCAAATTGATCGACGCCGCACTCGCCAGGGCAGAAGGTAAGGTGACCCCATGAGCCTCGACCAAATTGACGAAATGAAACGCGCAGCCCTACTCCTCCAGCAAGCAGGATGGAAGGATAAAGACGCTGCCCGGTTGCTGTTCGAGAAGGTCGTAACTCCTGAAGCTGTCTTATTGAAGAAAAGCGCCTTGCGGTAAAGACGCTCATGTACTTCGCCACGAAAGTTATGCAGTACGACCAAAAAGAATCCAAGCGATTCACTGGATTTGACCACATTCAGGAGCAGCCATGATCACCACCAACCTGGGACGCGCAACCTACAAGTGGGCCGACAAGAACGGCGTGATGCGCTACAACATGTTCCCCAGCGCCCTAACCCTCGAATTCACGGAACAGGACGCCAGAGCCCTCGCCAGCGCCTCAGACCAGTTATCCATCACTGAGGTGCTCCCGGACGCGCCAGCACAAGCGCAGGCACCAAGAATCTACATTTCTCGCGCTGCCCTGAGATGCGTTTTGGGAGTTTTGCTCTTTGAAGGCGGGGTTGCGCTGCTGGTTTGGGTGGTGTGGAGGATTCTCAGGTGAGTTCGCTCAAGGCCCTGTTCAGCTCGGCGAGTGAAGAGTGGTCTACGCCGTTCGATGTCTATGATGCGCTCGACGCAGAGTTCCGATTCGACTTTGACCCGTGCCCGCTAGGTGGGACCATCGATGGAACTGCCCCGCTTTTCGTCTCATGGCGGGGTAAGCGCGTCTTCTGCAACCCTCCCTATGGTCCAAGCCTGCGCAGTTTCCTTGAACGCGCTCACGAGGCGGAAATCGCTGTCTTCCTCATCCCTGCCAGAACAGACACACGGTGGTTCCATGAAATCGTGTTGCCCCACGCCAAAGAGATCCGATTCATCAAAGGCCGTTTGAAGTTCGGCGGAAGCAAGAATAGCGCACCATTCCCAAGCATGGTCGTCATATTCGGCAACTGCTAGGATCGCAGTCAGATTGGACGCTTGAGCCGGCCCGCATGCTCCGCACGATGCTCCCGACCGCATAACGTCCTCACGTTTTCAAGTACATCCCCATACATGCGCCGGTTCCTGATATGCGCCATGTGGAACTTGTCGTCATGCCAGTCCGGAAGGTCGTCATGCACGGCGACGCCGCATTCTACGCACCTTCCATGGTCTCTCTCATAGCAAGCAACGCGTAAAGGCTCAATATCCTTACCCCACAGCCTGACGATTCCGCAATGACCCGCGACGCCAGATCGTTTGCGGCGGGCGCGGCTAGAGGCTCCAGGCTTGATCATGTGAATAACTCCTGCTGGCAGCGCCGCTCCGCAATGCAGATGGTGTCGTAATGCGCTGCGCCGTGGCAGACAAGCAGGATTTCCTCGAGCATGAAGCCGTGCTTCAAGCCCATTCCTTGAGAGTTCCAACCAAAGGTCAGCACCACTGCGTGCTGCTCGAGGATTTGATTCAAGACCTGCCGATGCTCGGTCCACCTTCCGAATATCTGCGTATCTCGTTCTGTTACAGCGCGGCCGACATTCTTGTAACTCCGGGCGCACTGCTCCAAGGAATACGGCGGATCCCAGATGGCAAGGTCGGCTTTGATTCCTCGAGTGAGCATGAGTTGTAGGAACTCGATGGATTCCAGATGATACTCGGCCTCTGTTTCAGGTGATAAGTCGTTGGTGTGCGTAGCCCAACGCTTATTCCTGGCAAACGGGTCGATGCTCACCGCAGACTCGTGCAGGTACTTCCAAACGAAGTTGTGAATCGGCTCAACATTGAACGTATCCACACTCGGCATCGCCCAAACGCGACTCATTGCCAGGCTAGAGGCTCCTCGGGGGATCATGCGCGAGTCCTGCGTGGAACCGTGAAGGCTTCAGGAGTCGAACGCGGTGTCTTCTCTCTGCCCGGCAATGGGTTAGCTTCGCACCACTCTTTGCTGGAGATGCAACGGGGGAAAGCGCCTATCCCACGGCAGATATCGCAAACCACATTGTCCTCTGGATCCGCGCAGCAGCAGCAATCCTCGCCGCAATCATGGCCGACATATCCATCGTCGCAGTTGGGACACTCTTCAAAGTCGAGGCTCGAACCGCATCGACCGCACTGATATTCAGTCTGTTTCACGATACCCTCTCACTCAGCTCCATAAGCCGTAATATGCGTTCTGAATCCTCAGATTGCGGCGGTTTCTTGTGGGAAAACTGCATTTGCAATTGCGCCTCGCTTGCGTATTTGCGGATGGTTCCGTAATCGATTTTCATCAGTTTCGCCAACTGTTTCAATGGAATTCTCGGCGCATTCAATCGGATTCGCTCGGCAATTACATCGTCGTAAATCGTGTAACGCCTTTGAGTCACAATAGAACTCCCTAGCGGTTACCCTAGGGCACTCGCTTTTGCTTTTGTTCTTCCAGCCACCTGTTAGAAAACTGGGACCGCATAGTTTCCCGTGTTCTGGAGCGGAAGCAACTCCACTCAAACCCTGCCGACCGGCTTATTCGGCGGAATTCTCTAATTTCGGCTGAAATGCAAGTTTCGGGCGTTCGCTGCGCGCTGCATCCTGTACGTGTTGCCCACTCTCCGGATCGCCTTCGCGTGAAAGAGCACGGCCAGGATGGATGAAAATTGCGAATTTTTTGAGAATTGGCTCAATCTCACACCTTCTTGGCAACTCCCTTATAGCAAAACGATTCGAATTGTGCAAGAATGATTTTGCGGGGGTGATACTACCCTCGTTGGTTCCTGTCTCCCTTCTTGGCAGTTGGTTGACTGGCATCATCCCCGCAAAAATCATCATCAAGCTCCATCGGCTTTGCCCCGGCTTTGGTCGGGGCTTTTTAACGTAGTTCCCATTTCCCTTCGCGCTTCACTTCGAGACACAAACTACAGCGTCCGCACAATTCCCAGCCGTCTTTCGTCCCCAGCGCCCATTCGCGCAATTTTGGCTGTGCTGGGGGCGATGCTGGAGTTACTGCGGGGGTTTCTGCTGAGGCATCGAAGTTGAACGCACACTGACCCTCTGGCGTTCGCTTCATTTGATTCGCGTGCTGCGCTTTCCCGGCATCGTCGTAAACTCGATAGCGGCCGGCAATGGTTCGCCCCGCTTGAATCGCTCTTTCAAAGCAACCTTGTCGAGTTCCTTCTTGACGCGTACCAGGGAGGGATCGAACGCTTCGACTTCCTCGATTGTGTGGTCGGGCAAAACATCGAAAGCGACGTGATCCGCGGATGCCTGGGTCCAGACGGTGAATTTATCCGTCTTCACCCTTCCTCCGAATGCGGTATCGAGCGCGAGGCTGATATAGCTCTTGAGTCTTGAGGCATTGTCCTGGAAACTCTTTGCCCGCGCTGCCAGGCGCTTGACTTCCTCTTCGCACGCCATCGCGGAGGCTTCCATGCTTTGAACCACGATCGCAGCGGCCTCGATCCTCTGAGGCCCTGCGATCATCAGATTGTTCAGCCGTGCTTCGAGTTCTGGCGTCAGTTCGCCTTCGCCGTCTGTCAGGAGCTTTTCGATCTCCCGACCTTCGAGACTCATCTCATACAGATTCACGACGGCTCCGTTCTACCTGAGCGCATCCCCTCGGGTCGAGTTTCAGGTTACTGCCGCGTGACCAGCGCACAATGCATTCCTCGGAACAGAAACGTTTCGGCGCGCGAATCTCAGTCCCGCATTCGTGGCATTGATTCATTGGCGCCGTCGTCTTGACTGGGTACCTCATCGCGTCCTCCTCAGAATGGAATGTCATCGTCGGTGATGTATGTGTTGTCGTCGGTTGGGTTGCCTTGATTGTCGGCCCACTGATCCTCGTTCTCGTCTTTCTTGGGAAGGATCTGCGAATCGATCTTCTTGCGCAGCCACTCGGGAAGACGCTCGTAGGATGACTTGTTGTCGGGACCGTAGTAGATAGGTGGGGTCTTAGGATCGGCCATGATGGTCTTCGGGTCAACGCCTTTCATCAGTTTGCCTACACTGGTGATGTTGGCGTAAGTCTTGCCTTCCTTCTCGCGGTGCGTCACGCTCACCACGCACGCCTTTCCGAGAATAGAGGCCACATCGAAAGACTCGGCTTCGTTGTCGGTGAACTGCTTTCCCCGCCAGCTCTCGAGATCGCGGCGCAAATTTGCCTTCTCGCTCATCGATGCGGTGTAGGTTGAGCCGATGACGCGCGGACCTGTCAGTTTCTTTCCGTCGCGCTCAAACTCAATCTGCTCGTTCGGCAATTGAAACCGGATGAAGACTTGAGGTTTAGGCTTGGGGAACATCCCGCTTCCAGGCTGCACGCCGATGTCTACAACCATGTCGCAGACTGCAATGTGCGTTCCGGCCGGCACGGGGTCATAATCCCCGCCGCTTCCGCTTGCTTTATAATTCAACGGCATGTGGTCCTCTTTCTCCTCGCGCGGTCAACGCGGGTTTTAGTGCAGCCGGGGCAAAGCACCCGTCCCGGCTTGCTGTTTCGTTTTCCGCAATCACGGCACAATCCAGCCCGCTTCAACATATCGGCCCGTTCGCGCCTGTGCTGCCTGTTGATCAAAGCAATCGAAGCTTTCAACCGCTCTGACAATTCGGTACTCATTGGTACTTCCTTTCCTTAGGTGCGAGGCTTACGCATTTTCTGCTTGTGTGACTCTCTTGACCGCCGCCAAATGTCCAAGAACCGCCTCATCAAACGATTCATATCGCTCTTGGAATTGATCCTCATTGCCTCCGAAGATCATCGTTTCCCATAAAACAGGGTTCTTGTTTTCGCCCCACCCATGATCTAAGGTCAGGAACACGGTGGATACGCGAGTGCCGCTCGGAAAGCGCGTTGAACCGACGATCTTCCGATAGGGATTCTCTTCAATCCACTTATAAGCTTCAAGAGAATCCTTCACGGGAATCGGCTTGTGATTTTCATCGTAGATATAACTGTCCATCGTGGTTCCCTTTCTAGGTGCGTGACTGCGAGGATTGCCGCTACCAGTCTGGTCCAGGTTTCCACTCAGGATGCAGTCTTTGATACTCATCCAAAGGGAAAGTGCGTGATTGAATACCAGCCAAGCATCGGCTAAGTTGCATAAGCCTTTCAGCTTCGCGCTGCGTATACGTTTCTTCGCTCGGCATCCAAGAGCCATCTTGTTGGCGAGTCAGAATCACAACACGCTTTTTCGTTGCCGTCACTCATACTCCTTGCGCGTTCTTTTCCGTTGCCCTTCCGAGAACTCGATGACCTCAAATGGGACAGGGCGGTTGGTCTGGCCACTGATCTGAAGCTGGACCTTGACCGTGCGCAGAATCTCTCTGGCCTGTGCGGCCACGGCGTCGGCATGCCCTGGCAGCATCCGTTTGGCCTTGACTTGGTTGAGAGTTACCCAAAGCGCCTCTTTAAGATTCGAGGCCGAAAGTAGCGAGCCATTTCCTTGCATCACGTCTCCTTTGTTGGTTGATAGGGTTCCATTGGTGACGACCGGATTGCTTGTACAACTCAAAGCGGTCAGGCTGTTGTTTGCGAATTTCTTTCTTCAGCATGTCGAGCACGATGTAAGCCTCTGCAAACTCACCGAATCGAGACAGTTTGTGGCGCTTGTCGTATTCCCTCTTGTAGGCTTTGTACCAAGGCTGGCGGCAATACTCGACGTGCTTTGGCATCTTCTTCTTGCGCTCTTTAGCGGCCTTGACGGGATCGTAGGTGCGCTGAAAGTAGGCTGCTTTTTTGAGCTTCAGGATCGCGCGGTTCTTCTTGCGGTACTCGCGGTCATAAACAGCTTTGGCTTCCTTGGAAATCATCAGTAATCCTTCGTTACAGATCGTCTGCGCATTCTTTGTGGGCTTCGCCAATTTCCCCAAGCAACCAATCGCCGCATATCGTGCATTTCCGCGTGCAGGAGGAGCACAGTCGGCCCATGTGCGTATCAGGCATGTCAAACTCTTCATCGCCGCAAACAGCACAAACGTCCAGCGATGCTTCCAGTTCTGGCGCAAGGATGCGGTCGTACCTGTCGCGGAGACGGTCTTCGTTGGGAATAGGCATCACTTCGTCTCCTTCGGCGGATCGGGCAGCGGCATCCAGTGAGTGACAAATTGGCGCTGACTAGCGAATCGCCCTTGATACCACATCACCACGTCCAGATAGCGGCACGGGTAGGGGCCAATTTCCTTTTGAATGCAGACGAGATATGCGGTGCATACGTCCGGCGGCAACCGTTCTTTGACACTGATCCACTCCATCAGATCACCTCCACCGTCTGCTCTGCCTGGGCAAGCTGCGCGGGGTTGGTGAGCGGTCCTTCGACAATCGCGTAGTTGAGCGTGCTCCCTACCGCCTTCGCGCATTCGATGTAATTCTCAGCCAGACGGCGCTCACTAAAGACGCCTTTCCCTTCCGCATACCACGTTGAATTGGACTGAGTGCGCCAGATAACGATGAATACTGTGTCTTCCATTTGGTGCCTCCGATTGATTCCCCCTCACAATAAACCCGTCGAATAGCGGTGTCAACTGTTTTCTGCGTACATACGCATTTTCCTGTAGACAATCAGGCCCAACGGGCGTATTGTGCCAATTATGGAAGTGACCAGAGAAGAAATCAACCAGATGATCCGCCAGCGCCAAGGCAAGCGCTCGCTGCGGGAATTCTCTAAGCATGTCGGTCTCTCGGTAGCCTACATGTCCGATGTTCTGCGCGGGAATCGTGAGCCCGGTCCAACTCTGCTGACGTTCCTGAAGCTGTACTCGGTGCGCGAGAGGTCGATTCGGTATATGCGCGTGGAATCTGCAGCAAAGAGGGCGAAATGACTTATCCGACCGAAGAGACCGAGATCATTCGCCGCATCGGGACCGTCCTCGGAGTTAAGGCCCAGTCTATCCGCGAACTAGAATCATTGATCATGGCTAAGATTAGGGAATTGAAGGGAAAGCCGTGACCAAGCTACCCAAAGCCGACAGCCCCCAACTGAGCGAGTCGCAGATTCAGCGCGCAATCCTCGATTGGCTTGCCGCTAAAGGCATACTGGCGTTCCGAATGAACACGGGAGCCATCAAGTCCACCTACAAAGGCAAAGATCGCTTCATGCGCTTTGGGACGCCGGGAATGGCTGACGTGCTGGTGTTCGAAGTCGCGTATTACCCGTTCGGTCCTAATCACGGAGGATTTAACAAGGTGATGTGGCTGGAAGTGAAGACCGCTACCGGCAAACAGAGCGAGCTTCAAAAGAGCTTTCAAGCGCAAGTGGAGAGTCACGGCCACCGCTACATCATTTGCCGCTCAGTGGAAGACGTAGAAAAGGCGCTCGCATGACGCTCTACCGTTACCGTTACTGTTACCGTTTCTGGTGGATAGCCGCGCTTATCCTGGCAGGGTCGGGGCTGACAATCTTTTACTTGATTCTGGATCGCAGTTGAGATGGGCGAACCGCATAATTAACCAAGGAGGTTGTTAATGTTTGACCAAGTGAAAGTCGTCCATTCCTCAGATGAGAACGTTCTGAAGTACGTGTTCTCTCGCAGTGACGCCGTTGCTGAAGCGGTGTTGTATAAGTACCCAACCTATGCAGAGCGCACGATGATTTGCTGCTCCACACAGTCCGGGTGTCCAATCGGCTGCCGGTTCTGTGGTTCGGGAGATTACTTTGTGCGATCCCTCACCGCCGATGAGATATTTGAACAGCCTGAAAGACTCCTCACTGATACAGCAATCGCTGCCTCGGCCATCAAAAGGCTGCAAATCATGTTTATGTCTATGGGGGAGCCGCTGCTGAATCTCAAAGCGCTCATCCCTGCCATGCATCGGCTTCACGTCTCGTATCCGCAGGCTTCACTTCTCATTAGCACATCGGCACCGCGAGTGGATTATGAACCGCTGATGATCGCCGCGAGGGAGATACCGACAGTTGGCTTGCAATTCAGCGTGCACGAGTCAACGGACCAATCCCGCAATCTGCTCATCCCATTCAAGAACAAATTGACGTTGAAGGAGATAGGTGAACAGGGCGAGCGGTTCTTGTTCCAGACTGGCCGCAAACCGTTCTTCAACTATTGCGCACATTCGGCCAATACGGGCGGTGAAGACGTGGCAAGGCTCGTCGATCTATTTCACACCGACGTATTCAACGCCACCGTGTCTGTTATCTGCGAACGCGATGAAAGCATTGCCGCCGCGAACGCTCGCCAGTTCCAACCAGCGTCTGATTTTGCGTCGAAACTGGTTGCCGCTGGCTATAACACGCGCGTCTTCAACCCTGCAGGGCAAGATGACATCGGGGGTGGATGCGGCCAGCTTTGGTTTGTGCAGTCATGGATGAAGGAACATCCTGAACTTGCGCATCCCAGTATCGGTAATGGCCGGGAGAAGGTACATACGCCGCAACTCGTTTCCAACTGATCGCCCCGAGAGGAGAACGAACGTGAAGCACGCAGAAAAGCACCAAGCAGGGCGGTATGTTCCTGCCTTCAGCTGGCACAAGTCGATTCGGCAGTTTCTCGAAGAGGTTGTTATAGAGAAGCCGCTGCTTAATGTGTGCTCCGGGCCGGTCGATGACTTTGGCGATATGCGGGTCGACGCTTACGTAAGGCCGATCCCGCCGGGAGTGATTTGCAGACTGGACCTCTTTGCCATTCGCCGCCGATAGCTATGGGGCAGTCTTTGCAGACCCTCCGTGGAACCTGTCTCAAATGAAGTCCTGTGCTGACTTTTGCAAGGAAGCATTGCGTGTGGCACCTGTGGCATACCTGATGTCTCCGTGGCTTTGGGTGAACCGCGATGTTAACCGGACGGCAATATGGGTGCGAGAGTTTCCTGGAGTGAATGTGCCTATCTTGCTCGTGCGATACGAAAGAAAGATGATCTGCTAGTCGGGTGCTGGCGATCCTTTACGGGATGCAGGGAAACCGGCGATTCTTCGCAGGGAAGGGGATGAAGCCAATTCTATGACACAAATAAGCCGACTCAAACAACAAGTGGAGAATCGTTTGCAAAGGTGTATGTATGGCCATCCGTGGAAGCATGTCCTTCTGCTGCTATTGGCAACGGTACGACTGGCGGCGCTTACTCCTGCCCAATCGGCTACTTTTGACGGTGCTTCGTAAGCCTGTATCGAAGGCCGCAACCCAACACAGGCACTTTTCTGGGTGGCGAGTGAGTGAAGGAGAGAGAGAGAGAGAGATGGCAATCGTTGTAGGAATCTTGTTTTGCGTGGCGGTAATCGGGATCGCCACGTTTGTTATTGGGAGCATTCGCCTGGAACTGAAATCCCCGCAGTGAGGCGCACCCCGAGCGCGGGGACGCAGAAGGAGACGGAGGAAATATGGAAAACACCGAAGCAAAGAAGGCAGAGATCGTCAAAGGTGGCAGTAATTTCTACTACTGCTCTGAATGCAAAAACGCCAGCAACACGCCGATGGGCATCCCGCACGCCGCCACATGCTCACTCCCAGACCAATATGCTAAGAAGATCGTTACCGGAGAGGCCGAATGACCAACCCGATGCACTGCGCGCACTGCGGACGTGAGTGCATTAAGCGAATAATCTGCCGTCAGTGCGGAGCGAGAGTTTGCCGAGTATGCATCGGAATGGGAACGGTTGCTAAGGATTTAGGCGGACCAATTTGCGAACGCTGCACAAAAGGCTGATTAAAATCCTCGTAGCCGTACTGCAAGGAAAACCAACGAGTGTCGTAGGGGGAACGATGGCGAAACGAATTCAGCGCAAGCGGACGAAAGGCTGGAAGATGCCCGCGAACACTGTCTATGTGGGCAGGCCGTCCCGATGGGGTAATCCCTTCGTCATAGCGCCAAATGAGACGCGCGAAGAGGCAATTGACGATTACGGCTGCTGGATTCGGAGCATTCCAGAATCACTGCGGGCTGCGCAAACACTACTCCGCGAGAAGGACTTGGCCTGTTGGTGCCCGCTTGATCAACCGTGTCATGCAGATGTGCTGCTGGAAATTGCTAACTCTTGATCGTTAGGTGTCGGTGCTGGCGATCCTTTATGGGATGCAGGGAAAGGGGAAATTAGATGTGCTGGATATTCCACCAATGGGGCCAATGGAGTGAGCGCGTGGCGTCTCGCTGCTACGCCGACAGATGGATTCAGTACCGTAAGTGCACCAAGTGCGGCATGGAACAGGCAAGATACATCGACTATTAGCAGGCATCCCCAAGGTTGACGTAGGGAGTGAAGGAGAGAGATGAGCGAGTGTGGAGTTTGTCTAGGTGGGGATTTTGGCGACGGGGAGCCTTACGAGTTCTCTGAGATGCGCTGGCCGAAGGCTCGCAAGGAGCACAAGTGCGGCGAGTGTGGGCGAACGATCCAATCCGGCGAGAAGTATCAGAGTTTTCGCGGCAAATGTGACGGCGATTTCTACCACGAGATTACCTGCCATCAATGCGCGGAGATTCGGGAAGTCTTCAGTTGTGAGGCATGGCCGATGTGGGGCGAACTCTGGAACGACGCTCGCGAGGTGCTGTTTCCTGTGCTGACGACCGCCTGCTTTGCCAAACTCAGGACGCCCGAGGCGCGTGAGTTCCTGCGGGCTAAGTGGATCGAGTGGAAATTCGCGAAACGCCCCCGTAACTGAAGGGATCGCAGTGAGAAGGAGACGCCAAAATGGACCCCAAAAGCATAAAAGGTGAGAAGATTCCGCGCAAGATGGTCGATGCTCTCGTCTCGATGGCAGTCGCTAGCGCCTTAGACCGCCTCGCAGAAGATGAGCAAGATGCTGAAGCTGCGGAGACCTTGCGGGACGGCATGGATTACTTAGAGAGCCGCAAAAGAAAGAAGAAAGGATTACAGGATGAGCACACCCAAAATTAAAACGTTCTGGCAATTGTTTCACCACCTAATAGCCCACCCATTGCCGGAGCTGAAAGCGTGTCCGTTTTGCGGATGCCGTGCCACATGTTACGACTATTGGGAACCTGAGGAAGCGCACTTTCCAGCGGTCATGTTGTGGCGGGTACGCTGCACTGACTGCCACCTAGGCGGCGATGGGTATCGCACGCCGGCTGATGCTGTCGCAAAATGGAACACCCGCCCTGAATCACAGTTTGAGGCTCGCGTCGAGGCGCTCCAAGGGGAGCGGGATGCTGAAATCAGGAAGTTCGAGGAACACACGCAGGCGGTTGGACGGTTCCTGTCGCAGATGTACGCTGTCATGGTTGACCCGCTCGAACAAGGTGATCTGAAGGTTGCAGAGATGTGTGAAGTGTTGCTTGGGGCAGCGTGCGAGAACAGGCAGGCGCTACAAGATCAGATCGACCGTGCTGGAAACCTGCCTGCTAATTGGAAAGAGGACTCTTCGCTTGAGACGTGGTTCCCACTCACTGCCGAGGAACTTGCGCGGACGAAGGCTGAACTTGCCACACTCCGGGCCGACCACGCCGAGCAGATCGAGGCTCTGACGGCTCTGCATCAAGGGATAGTGGGGGAGAACAAGTGAGCACTCAGCGCGTTTTGGATCCCTGCTGCGGCGGACGAATGTTCTGGTTCGATAAAGACAATCGTGAGTGCATCTTCGGTGACATTCGCAGGGAAAGCGGAATCATCTACGATGGTCGAGATGGCCGACGCACGCTCCAAGTCGCCCCCGATCAGATCATGGATATTACCGCATTGCCCTTTCCGGATGGGCGATTCAATTTGGTGGTCTTTGATCCGCCTCACCTCGACAGCGCCGGCCCTAAAAGCTGGCAGGCCGCAAAGTACGGTAAATTGCCGAAAGAGTGGAGGCCAATGCTCACAAAGGGATTCAGCGAATGCTTCCGCGTGCTCGCTGAAAATGGCGTGCTCATCTTCAAGTGGAACGAGACGAAAATCCCATTGCGCGAAGTGCTTTCCCTAACGGCCAACAAACCACTATTCGGGCAGACCACGACGGTATCGCTCAAAACCCACTGGATTGTGTTCATGAAACCGCTCGCCTCTCGCAGCGCCCCACCCGACACGCGGCCTGTGGAGGAGAAGTGAGCGTTAGATGGAGTCCCAAGCATTTAGACATCGCGCGGCAGGGTGTGCGCACGGTCCTCATCAAGTGGGTTATGGATCATCGCTTCAATCCTGACCCGAATGACCGTTTTGCTATCGAGATGACGGGGTGTACAACGCCCGAGAAGGCTAGGCGCATCTGGGCTATCCTTCAGGAACCGGAGCCTAATCAAAAGCCGGAATCTTCTCTGCCCGCTGAAGCCACTCATCAAGTGACGGTCCACCGACCTGCCTGTAACGCGCTTGGCGAGCCTCTATGAACGCAGGAACGATGACGCCAGAAGGTAGGGCATTGGCTGCTGCCAAGGTGTTGGGGCCGAACTTGCCATCCACTTCGACCGAGCAAGCCGTTTGCAGGAACTTAGTCGCCCATCCTGCTCCCTGATTCACCGACGCATCCAGGACCATCGCGGCAATCTTGTTCGATACCAACTGCTCCAGCCATGAATTCCAGAAGTTCTCCTGATAGAAAGCTGCTACGGCCGGACCGCGCTCAGACTGTGCAACTGCTAGGATTGCAGCGAACTGTGCCGGCCAGAATGCCGAGTTAATTCCCGCGATAGCTTCAGCGGTGGGGTCGCTCTCGGTTGGGTCAGCGACGGCCTTGTATTGCGGTGGGTCGTAATCTTCGTTGGCGAGAACGAAGGGGAAGCAGGTAGCGAAGTCAGCCATTCTTCTGCTCTGCCTCAATCTGACTCTTCAACACCTCAACCGCAGCCTCAGCTCGGAACAGGTCCGCCTGAGTAGCTTTAGCTCCGTGGTTGGGCTCGATCTTATCCAGCGCCTCTGATCCCAGGATGCCGATTTCCTTCCTAATGCCCGTGTCCTGCGTAGCCATGATTGCGAGGTCGGAGGACATGGTGATGTCATTCATTCCGCCGATCGCCTTCCCTGCGGCCATGTCGATGGCAACCAGGTCTTCGTGCAGGGGAGATTCGGAGTTGGCCTCGGCTTCCTGCTGGGCGGTTTCGGCGGGGCTGAGGGGCTGGACGGGGTTGTTCATGGCGTTGTGGTGGTCGTAGTGGTCGTAGTTGTTGGCAGCACGATCGGCGTTACTGGCGTGAATTCAGCAGTTGCGTTGAAACTTGTGCCAGTCGTAACCCATGCCATCGCGCCATTATTGGCTGCGGTCACATATTCCTCAATTTTGGCGATCGTCGCTGCGTCCTTGCCATTCTTGGCGAGGTTGAGCGCCAGAATCTCCGGGCCATAGAAGGCGGCTATGTCGGTGAGTGTTACGGGTTGTTTCGCGCTGATCTTGGCCAAGATTGGGTTCAATGCGGCCTCGCCAGCCTGGGTGACTGGAAGTAGTTCAGGGGCTAGCGCCATCTCAGCGACATTCGCGCCAGTTTCTGCGATGTTGACGAGTAATTGCCAATTGAAGCTCATTTCACCCCCGCTGGAATCTGGGTTGCCAAGGTCTGCTGCTGACTTGTCATCGAGTTTACTGAGGTCGTTGCCGCCGTAAGGTTCGCCGCTGTCTGGGAGTTGTGATAGTTCTGCGCGGCCGACTTCGCGACATTGATCGCTACCCCCAGTGCGTTCAGGGCTGTCAGCTCCGTGGGACTCGGAACGTATGTCCTCGCGTTTACATCGTTCTGTATCGTCACGTAGAACGTCTGCACCGAAGCTATCGCTTGGGCAAAGTGCTGGTCGTTGATGTCCACGTAGCCCGTCCCTACTACTGGAGGGGCTGTCGGCGGGTTGGCTGATGGGGTACAGGCTACCAGCGGCAGGCAGAGCAGGGTGAGTAGTAGAAGACGTTTCATCTATTGGCCTTTCGGTGGCGTAGGGTCCGCGGCGGTCGTCACCGTGGCCTCCTTTGCCGTTGAAGTCGTTGGGGTGGTAATCGTCGTCGAAGTGTGCGCTTCCTGTGAGGCTCTGGCGGCGGGCGTCGCGGTCTGCAAAGCATCGCGTATCCACGTCCACCAGTCCTGAAACGTCTTGGGAATCTGCGGAGGCATTTTGATGATCGTGGCGATTCCAAGAGCCGTCGCCAGCGTAATGTACTCCTCTTCGTTGCGAACGATGTGCTCACCGATAGCTTGCCAGAATCCGGTCATCGCGTCACTTTCGGAGTTTCAGGCCCACAAGCGGCTTTTAGCGAGACTGCAACCAGAATCAGGACTGCGAGCATTGCAGCGCCGAGAACGATGGCCAGCGTCATATGTCATCCTTCTGTGGCTCGCTCGGACGAATCGCATCTCTGAGGCCCTTCTGATAGCACTGCTCGCCGTAAGCGTTCACTTCCTCCGGCGTGAACTGGCCAGCAGTTGCCGGGGTAGGCGGGCATGGCCTCTGCCCTGCACCACCGCATGGAAATGGATTGGGAGCACTCATTGAATTCCTCCAGTCGCCCCGCCTAAATTATAACCACATGTAATTGTCCACGGCGGAAAGGATGGTTGTGGCTGTGTGATGATTATTGGCTGGGGTATTGGAGGATAGAACGGTAGTGGGTTGAAGGGCTGAATCGGAGCCAACTCGAAAGTCTCTTCCTCTTCCATGATCCGCTCAACCAAGCGCCCTTGATCGTCAAACTTTTCGGTGACTCTGCGAGTCTTCATTTACTTGCCTCCGGATGATAATCCTCACGTGTTTCGCCTGTATCCTGATTGGATGATAGTGCAGGAACAGGCTTTTCGGCATGGAATAATTTGCTCGGATCGCTGTCGGCATGGGTCATCGACTTGACCGAGAGGTACAGCATGCACACCCCCACCACAGCTCCGATGATGGTCAGGATCAGGTTCCAGCGGTCGTTGCTCTGCTTGATCTCGGCCATGCGTTCGATGTTCTGGGTGTGACGTTCCTTGGCCAGTTTGTCTCTGGCTTCCTCTGCGCCCTTATAGTGGTTGACAAAGGCTTCCATCTTTTTGTGGAACTCCGCTGAATCGTATTCAACCCATCGCTCGACTTTTAGAACGCGTCCGGTGAGAGCGTCGATGCGCCCTTTGACCTCGGTGATTTCTCGTCCCCAGTCATCGACCACCGCTCCCTCCAAGGCCCAGAACATCCAGCGACATCAGGCTGTTACCGCCTCTAGCTGGTTACTGCTGCACCGCCGTCACATTCGTAGGCACGGCTCCTACCTGCGAGGGCGCCTGCCCAACTTGAAACGGAAAGGGCGCGCTCCATGCCGAAGCAGAGCCTCCAGTCGGGGTGTAACTGACGCTCACATTGACTGCCGCGCCGTAAGTCAGGCCGGGAATGATGCCGGTTCCAGCCGTGGTTGTTTCAGCAACACTGTATTCCGTCCAGCCATTCGGACCCGGTGCGGATGGAGTTCCACAGCCGGTAGCTGATCCGGTGCATACAGCCATGATTGCCGTGCCTGGGAGGGGGCCTGCGTCCTGCCAGGACACCTTCAAGCAGGGTGAGGCAGGGCAAGTGCTGGGCGCGAGCGTGGGAGGCGTTGCGGCTTGAAAGGCGAGAATTGCGGCGAGTAAGAGCATGAGCTATGTTATCCTTTCCCCGTGAGAACTTTATTGCTCAGTTCGCTTCTCTCATCCTTGCGGGTGGGGTGCGTCTGAGCAGATAGCAACGATTTGCTTGTAGCGCCCCGGCCTAAATGGTCGGGGTTTTCATTTGCGCGCGTACTCAAATTGGCAAAGAGACTTGTCTTAGGAACAAGCATTTGGGGGTTCGAGTCCCTCCGCGCGCACCAGTTTGGGGTCGTAGAGAATGGCATATCACGCGGACTCAAAATCCGTAGCTTGTGGGTTCGAATCCCACCGACCCCACCACGGAAAGCGGGCAGGACGGTAATGCAGCGGTTTGCTAAACCGTACAGGTTAAACCCTGAGCCGGTTCGACTCCGGCGCTTTCCGCCAGTTTTACGGATGGTTGGCCGAGTGGTAAGGCGCTGGTCCCGAAAACCAGTGAGGCTTAAATGCCGCGTGGGTTCGATTCCTACACCATCCGCCATTTTCAGAGAAGCCATAGGTTACGGTCCAATCTGGATGATACTGATTTGTGCCGGCGCGCCGGTAGCGATCGCATACGTCACCGAAGCCACGCCGGAATCCGTGTACCCCGGACACCCAATGACCTTGGCATACAAAGTACCCGGATTGTAAAGGTGCGGGTTCTGCGTGTTGTAGCCGTTTGACGTTGTTGGCGGGTTTATCGAGGACCACCAGATGTACGTTCCACATCCTGACGTGCTTGTGGTGATTGAAAGCGCCGTTCCGTAGGCATACGTCCCGCTCACAGGCGACCAGACTGGCGTTGCGGCCGTTGAACCGGAATAGTTGTACGTCTGGACGCTCGAATTCGTGTACGCGGCCAAGGTTCCCAGCAAATTCAGCGTTGTGGGGTTGACCGTGATCGAGAGGGCCGTGGAATAGGTCGCTGTCGTCCCACCCGAGCAAGTACCTGCTGTCGGATCTGTCGGGGTTGAACCGTCCGTGGTGTAGCAGATCGAAGCCCCACCAGTCGAAACAGAACAGGTCACGGTCTGCGGCGGTGTGCCTGACGTTGGGCTACAGGTTGGCGTCGCCACTGTTGGCGTTGATGCACCGTAGCAGGTGTTCGCATCGAAGGCCAGCGGTCCCGATGCGCCCGAAGTCACCCCACCGAGAGACGCATAGCAGAACTCTGCCGGATTATGCTGTGATCCATTCGGAAGAGGACCGCCGGAGATGTCAGGCCCGACGGTGGGCCAGGGATTTGAGCCGAAGAACGATGGTTTAGAAGGAAGGTATAGCGACGGATAGGAGGCCCAGGAAGTCGAGGGACTTGAGAGTCCGGGATAGGTCGATGCGCTTGAACCGGTCTCTCCCGAATTAGTCCGAACGGCGGCGTTGAATGTGTCGTAGTTGCCCCACCGCATCAGGGAAGACGAGACAAGTGGATCATTGTCTACGCAGATGATGTTCAACCCACCTGATTGCGGGCAGTGTGTACCGTCCTGCACCGTGCCGAAGGGGTCGAGATTGTCGCCGTAGTTCAGTTGGTAGATGTTGACCCAGCCGCCGCCGTAGCTGCTCCCTGAAGTGCCTTGCGTCTGGTAGCCTGTAAACCCGCTCCACGGGCCGAGGACGTTCATCACGATGTTTTCGTAGCGGTTGCCCGCGTTGATGATGAAGGCTTGGGTGTTCTGGCTCTTCGCACCCGTTCCGCATCCGGTTCCACCGCCAGGACAAAGAGTCGCTGGATCATGCCCGCTGAAGTAGTTGCGGAAGTATGTCAGAGCAAAGGACGGTCCGTGAAGGTCGTCGATCGCCGCGCAGATTCCTTCATGCCCTTCCCAGAGATTGTAGAAATCCCCTGCGTCGTGGTGAAAAGCGTCGCACTGCTGCCAGTTTGGAGCTGATCCCGGTGGATTTCCAATATAGAAATTGTCTGCAGCGTAGTTATAGCCAAAGACGTTCCCTGTGCCGGTTTCAAGGATCGTGCATGTCGCGATGTGGTGGCAGATATTATTTTCAGCCAAGGAATCCGAAGTGCCAAAGATCATGTCGATTCCGTAAGCTTCTGACGTTGGACTCGCGCCGTAGAAGTAGGAATCGCGAATGGTCACATGAGCCGATGACCCGTTTTCAAAGTGCTTCCTCGCGGCCGCGTTGTTTGCCACCGCATTGACGAACGAAACGTTCTTGGCCCAGTCGTTGTAGGCCCACTGCGTTTCGGCCATTGCCTGAATATCACCTAGAGGTTGGGTGCTGACGGTTAGGTTTTCGATCCCGAATCCGCTAATCGGAAGGGACGATGAAAACGCGGCTTGCACCGTGCGTCCTGATCCCCAGTCGGGTGCATAGATTCCCGGAGTGATGGTGACTGTTGATCCAGAGATATTGGTAACTTTGACGATTTGAGTAGCCGTATTGCCGTGCCACGCGTTTGCAACACCTTGTTGCGAACAAACCCCGGCCGATCCCGAGGTGCCGCAAGACCACCAGTTCCCGTTGTCTGTCGCTTCATCGTTGGCTACCAGTTGCAGAAGAGAGCCGAGTTTGAGATTTGATAAGCTACCCGTCGTCGCTGTTCCCACTGTGAGTGAAGTAGACCCCTGAGACGTACCAGCGGTGACTGGGGCGATATTTGAAGAGAAATTGAGCGTTCCTGAATCCCCGTTGGTGACGCACAGTGCTACCGCACCAATCCCATTGCAGTTGGTGCTTGTGCCGGTGAAGCTCAGGATAGTGGAGGTCGGGCCTGAACCTCTCAGCGTCACATTCAGCGGACCAGCACTCGAAATAACCAGCGACGTCGAGAGCGAGAATGTACCCGGCCCAAGCAGGACATAATCCCCCGACGTACACGCTGCCACCGCTGCTTGAATCGTGGCTGCTGACGCTCCCGCTGCGATTGTTGAACCGCATTGGGTGGAGCGCGTGGCAATCGTGGCGCCTACCCCGGCCCAGTTGCCTGCGGGAGGCATACGGTTGGTGTTGAGTAAGCCTGTCCCGGACTGCGCCAGCAGGGTGGTTGAGAACGCGAAGATGAGAACCAACTTTACGGGCTGCATAAGTAATCCACCGTCAGTGTTGAGGCTGCTACCGAGATTCCAGCGGTGATTGTGAAACTACTGGTCGACGGTAAACCGTGGCCAATCCCAAACAGCGTGGCACCGCCCTCTTGCGCCACCATACAGTTTCCAGGTGCCGCACCGAGAGTGGCGGAGAAATTCACAGTAGCAATGGTGCCAGTCGTTGCAGTGCCGCCTACGATGGTCAGCTCCCCGCGGGTGTTGGTGCAGGTGTAGCTGGAAGCACACGCGACTGAAGTAACATTCGTTCCTGCCGTATAGGTCGGCGTGCCGACAGGCAGAGTAAGGACTGGGTTATAGCCATTGAGTGTTGCCCCCTGCGCATTGCCACTGATTGAGTTTGCGGGCATCGTATTCACTGGAAAATTTAGTACCGTGTTGAGGGCCACCTGATCCTTGATGACATAGTTGGTATTGACGATTGCTCCAGTGCGCCACTCATTCGTGCCAGCGACCGCATATTGTGTGTATGCGCTTGCCCCTGAATTGCCACTTCCTATCGAAACAGAAGCATTGCCAGAAGAGCTGTTTAACTGGCTAGTCACCGACAAAGCCACTCCAGTCGACGCAATCATCTGAGCGCTTCCCAGTGAGCCGCAATCTGCTTGCTTTCCAGAAGAACCTGAATAACAAACCAGGTAGGTGGTCGTCTCTGTGGCGGGCCCGGTGGGAATAGCTGCGCCTGCGCCTACTGCGCTAAGTCCGCCTAATTGATTCGAGTTGTTCGCCGTGCAGGCTGTACAGGTGCCGGTAAGGTTCGTGATGACGCCAGAAGATGGCGTGCCCAGTGCGCCACCGGGGGTCAGGTAATCCGTCCCCGCAACCGCCGCAGAGGGCACACCGGCCGTGAACTTATATAAGCCTGTCGCTATACCGGAGAGCAGGACACCATTGATTCCGACAACTGTTGTCGCGCCGCCGGTCGATGTACTGGTTGCATCCCCCGAGAGCGCAGAGAAGAATGTCGGAAAACTGGTCATATTCGCCGCGCTTATGGTTGGAGCAGTCTGGAAACTGGGGACTCCAGCACCACCCGAAGCGGGACCGGCGAAGACAGAGTTCTGCGCCGCATTTGAAAGCGCGAATGTGAGTGCCGGAGTCGTCGTTGCAGTCGCTACCGAAGTTGTAAAGAGCGGCGAAAGATTCCCCGCACTGAAAGATGTGACCGTCCCTGAACCACCACTGCTGCCGAACGTGGCGAATGTATTTGAAGACACTTGGCAATAGTAAGGCGTCGAAGTACCGCCCGTGATCAGCATGAATACCATTGATCCATTACAGGAGGCAGGTACGCTTGGGCCGCTCGGAAAGGAGAGTTGCGGCGGACCATATTGCGCCATCGCGGCGATCGGAAACAGCAGGAAGAGAAGTCGTTTCATCGTTACCTCACCACTCGATAGTTGAGGACTGCCCCGCTTCCGATGGTCAACGGGCTTGGAGTGTTATTCTCGCAGTTTACGCCGACCGTGTTTGCTGTGGGCTGAACTGCGCATGTCAGCGTACCGCTGGTGCTTGGCGAATATCCCGTAATCGTGAAGATATTCGTGTTGAAAGTCGTGATCACTGTGTCAGTGGTTGCCAGGTTAGGGCAACTTGCGGTGCCGACAGATTGCTGCACCCCGTTGGGCACGGTGCCTGAAAGTGTTACGGTGCCGAAGCAAAGCGTCGTTGTATTGCCGGCGACCACAGCGGTCGGCACAACCGCCATCCACGCCGCGCGAAACATATTGGAACCGAACGCCGCGCCGATTTGTACGATCTTGCCCACATCTCCCGATACCCAGGTAATTGGCAAAGAATAATACTGATAGCTCGTGGTGCAGGTTTCCGATGCGGTCGCTGCTGTCCCACCTGATGCATTGATCTGCAGGGTAAAGCTCGTTGTCCCGCTGGCGCATTTGATCATCGCATCGAGCGTTGCGCCGGTATCGGGAATGAAGGTGCCTTTGGTGCCAGTGCCGATCGTCACCGCGCCGGAAGTGGAACCGTTGGCCACCTGTGGCGCAAACTCCTGAAACCGGATGTTGTTCGCAATCGATGCATAGTAACCCGTGGGCGAAGTCGAGTCAGGGACGATGATGCTCGACCAGGGAGTGGAATCCGAGAAAATCAGGTCATTCGGAAAGTAAAAAAGATCATCCTGGTTGTAAGGTGTCGTGAAATTTCCGTCTCTCAGAAAATCTGCGGTATAGCGGTTTCCGATAACGTTCGCGCCTTTGTAGGGTGCCAGGGCTACCTGAGAGTTGGGTGGAATCCCATTCACAGGGCTTGCCACATATCCAGCCGTGATCACATTGCCCTGCCCGTTGTTCGTCATGCCGGTCGTGACGTTGGCTCGATCGATGACGTTCGCATAGCCGTTGATCTGAGTATTGGTCAGGTTGCAGAAGGTGCATGTGGAAGATTCGGCATCAAACCATCCGTTCTGCGTTCCAGAGCCGCAGGTCAAGCCCGCCTGGACCTGATGCAGCGAGCCGGTGATGTGATCCCCATAGAGAGGTGTCCCGAAGGGGCATTCAAAGCTGTGGTCGAGGATCCAACCTGACGCCGCATCGCCGGGGTAATCGCCCACTTGATTAGCCTGAAAACCAGAAGCAGCGGTCACTTGCGTGTGAGTGATTCTCTGCCCCAATCCGTTGACGCTGATCCACGGATTGAAAAGATTGAGAAACGCGCCGTGATCCCATTTCTCAAGATCGCCGCTCGATGGCTGGCGATTGGAATTGAGTTCGGTCGTGGTCTGAATAATTCCGTAGTCCGCGCTACCTCCGTAGACGGCATAGTTCTGAACATCCACACCGTAGAGAAGCGGTTGCCCTTGAATGAAAACCCCGCAACTGTTGTTCATCTGCCCGTAGTTCACGAAAACAACATTCTCCATTTTGCCGTAATTCCCGACGTTGTTCGTCGCGGTCCAATTGGTCGTCAGCCCATCGTAAAGATCGGCAGCGATGCCACAGGGTCCAATGCGGGCTGTTACCGGAAGGCCGAGAAGAGAGATGTAGGTATGGACGGCAGTGGCGCTTGTCAGTGCGTTTGTTCCGATGGTGATGACCTGCCAGTTCAAGTCTCCTGTTCGCCATGCGGGGCTAACGCCTGTAATGGTGGTGACGAGGTTAGAACCGCCAGAGCCGCAGCCGTTCAACTGAATTGCCTGCCCCACATCGCCCGGAGTGACACTGCCGTTGCTTGTGCTGATGATGTTGCTCGAAGCTGTACATACCGCGTCATCAAACCACCGGCCCGGATTCCGATGCGGGAAAGTCGCCGAGACGGTGTTCATCACCATGATGCCCAGGTTGCGAAGCGACCAGCCGGGATAGACCGTGATGGTACCCGTGGTCAGACTTGGATCGGGAACATAGAGAACGTCGTGGCCTGGAATGCCCTTGAGCGTCACCCCGTAGTTCAAGGGAGCCGAATCAGGCCCAAGGCCTGATGGTTGTCCTTCAATCGAAACTCCTTGCCAGTAGCAGGTTGGGTTTCCACCAACTGTGTGGTTGTCCATCGACACGACGTATGATCCGCCGGGAGGCTTGGGAAGATAAATCGCTGCGGGAAGAGAGTTACCGACTGCATACGTCTCCGCCGCCGTCTGAGCTGTACAGAAAGCCGGAGTATCGTCGGTTGAACCATCTCCGACTGCGCCGAATAGCGTCACGTTGACTTGGGTGTTCACGCTGGCGTTGAGGTATCCCGCTGCATTAAGCGTTGCCGCGCCAGCAAAAGCGCCTGCTGCGTTGTACTGAATCTGCCCAGTCGTACCGCCCGGTGTTCCGCTGCCTGAAGTGATGGTGCAGGTGGTCGATATGCAGGATACTCCGCTTCCGGTAAATATGAATGCGCCATGCGCCCCGTTGATCGATTGAACGACTGGGGAAGTAGAACCAGATCCTCCGCTAACCGTGTACGGTCCTTTGGTTCCATAAGACGAATAGACATAGAAATCAACCAGTCCTCCGCCATACCAGAAACCCGCATTTGCGAGAGCACCTGTCGACGCGGTGCAGATTGTGCCGGGAAGCTGAGTCAGGGGAGCGCTGGGCGGGCATTGCGTGGCTTCGGTCGAATCCGTGTAGGTCACTGCCGGGGTGCAGGAATTCGCCGTCGAGGGGTGCTGGCAAACCGTGACTTTAGCATTCGCAAGCCAGAGAGCCTGTGGCAGCGGGCCGCCGGAGATCGGTACATTCGGCCCCGAAGTCAGCAGTGGGGTGTCGTTGCGCACCGCGGTCTGCGCAAAGGCCGTCGCTGTCAGTAAGAGAAGAATCAGGGAGCGCATGTGCATCCTCCGCTTGAACTGACCACAGAAGTGCAGTGACCGACTACTACCGGTGGACCGACCGAAACAAAGCATACAGCCTGGTTAGCTACCGGAGTTCCAACCGTGGTCGGAGAGATGTTGGTTCCATTGAATTGAAGAAAATTCGTGTAATTGACCGTATATGCCGTTACTGTGCCCGTCGCTGTGACGTTCGGGAATGTGGGACTGCTGTACCACGTCTGGGCTAAGGGATAATATCCGTCGAGCGTCGTGTGGGTGTTGCTGCCTCCGTCTGGGACCAATAGGATGCTGGACGCGATGAGCAAATTGGGACCGATGTGGATATTGCTCAGGGTATGGGTTGTCTGGATTTTGATTGCGTTGGTTGTCTGGTTGACGATCTTGTTTCCCGTATACTCTCCAGTGGTCTGCACCGCGTCGTTAAGGATGCCGTAATTTGTGACGGACCAGATGAGATTCGATTTGATATCGAGAGCCTGCGCATAGGTTCCAGTGACTCGGATGTCTGCGCCTTTGGCGTCTGGAACCGTTGCGCAATTGGACTCGAAATACCCATCGTGGATGCTCATGGTGCCGATGCCTGTCAGATACATGCCAGCGCAGTTGGCCAAGGTCCCTGAAAGTCCGTTCCCTTCCACATTCACATGGTCGAACTCGGTCGAAAGCGAGGCGTTCGTGTTGGTGTCGTTCCAATAGACTCCGTACTGTTGAGAGTTATTGATCTGCCCATCACGGAAGGTGATGTGATTCAGAACCGCTGCGGTCGAAGCATAAATACCGCTTTGGAGAGCGCTGGCAAAATGCACATTCTCAAACGTTGTCCAGATTGTCCGTCCTACCAGATTCAGGTCGTAGCGGAACCCGCTGATGACCAGGTTTTCAAAGTGATGCCAGTCGTTGATCTGATTCACGGGTCCGGTGATGACGATACCATCAGCTCCGGTAAAACCTCCGACGTTCGTCATAGTCAGATCGCGCACCTGTGCGTATTGAATCGCTCCTCCTGCTGCAGTAATGGTCAGCATGGCTGCGTTCGTCGCCGGTTGCAGATTTGTGCAATTGGCGCCCGCGCCCTGGATCAGCACGTTGTTTGTCGCAATCGTGATGTTGTCGATATACGTCCCGCATTGAAGTTGCAGCATGACCCCGCCGGATGGAGCAGAGGCCATCGCTGCGGAGATCGTGCCTGTTCCTGGAGCGGGGTAAAGGATCGTGTTGACGGACGCTGCCGTGAGAAGCTGGGTCGCGATCGACGGGCTGGTAAATGGTCCTGCGAGGGCTTGGGAAAGTGGTTGGATCGTGGAGACGAAGTTACCGCTTCCGTTGACGCCGGTGACCGTATAGGGTCCATAAGTTCCACCCTGCGAATTGACCAGATAATCGACCGTTCCGCCTCCATACCAGAAGCCGACGTTTCCAAGCAAACCAGCATCTGAGGAACAGGCATTTCCGGGCAACTGCACAAGCTGCTGCGTCGGCGGGCATGGAGTTGAGCCGGTTGCGTCGGTATAGGTCGTGACGTAGGTGCAACTCGAAGTTGTCGCCGGATGCTGGCAGATTTGGACGGTTGCGTTCGTGAGCCAGAGAGCTTGGGGAAGCGCCGCACCCCCGGAGGGCACGTTGGGGCCGGAAGTAAGCAGGGGGATGTCGACGCGGACGGCTTGACCGAAAGCGGAAGCGCATAGGATCAGCAGCATGATTGCGAGAACCAAACCCCGCCATGTAGAACGCGGCCAATCTCTCTCAAAACACATTTCCGCGACTAGATAGAAGATGCGCAGCAGTACGAGGCTGAGTGCGAAAACGACAATGATCATTTAGCCTTCTTTCTGTCGAGTTGCGCAGATGCACCGACGAGTGGTCGCAAACCGCCAACTTTATTAAGGCTACGCGCGGCAATCATCTGAGCTTCCGGGGATGCGATAAGTTCCGGCGCGAGAACACCCGTCAAGCCGCCTACAATCGCACCTGGTGTGCCGCCTTCGCGGCGCCCCTCCAACATCCCGGCGGTTCCCCCCATAAGAGCACCTGTGTGAGCACCGAAGCGCCCTAACACTCGCTGTGGGACAGAAGCACCGCGACTGACAGATTCTGCTCGCTGGGATACTGGGATGAGACTGGAGATGCGCTGATTCAGTCCTGCAGACTCCGGCACCGTGCGATCTAGCTCAGAATCGAGTGCGTGATACATCTGCCGCCCGACGCCCTTGGCTCGATCGCTGATTTCGGGATTCCAGTTATGAACATGCTCCGCGCCGAACCCTCTTTTGAGGTCCAGCAGTTCACTCGGGGTTACGTTTGGCTGAATTGGAGCGCCGGTGTCAAAGCGGCTGGTTAGATGTGAATCCATGTTCTGAATTTGGTTATAGAGACGCGGCGCGTTCTGTGCTTGCGCTTTGCCTATTTCTGCGCTGGCGATTCCGCGTGCCGGAAGGAGGGATGCTGGAATCTGCGAACGCGCGGCTGCTGCGTTGAGTTGAGGATTCAACTGCCCTAGCCGTTCTTCCGCGCTACTTGCGATGGTTTCCGGTCGGATGCCCCGCGTCTCATTGATAATCGCCGCGCCCGGCGTCTTGCCAAATGCGCGCGCCGCCTTGGGAATACCGAGAGCAGTTTCAGCTATCAGTGGAGCAGCAGCCTTCAATCCCTGCCCGAGCACTTGACCGCCTGCCCCCATTGCTGCGCCGGTTGAAAAGTCTCCGCCTTGCGCCTTATTTACCACTCCGGCTCCGAGCGCAGATGTTGCAACCGACGCCAGCGGCTTTGCCACCTTGCCGAGTTTTGGGGCAAGTGTGGCCAGTTTCTCTGCACCCGCCTCCTCCGCGCCACCGGGGACCATGAATTCCGCTGCTTGTTCTACCCCTTTGCCGACAGCTTGTGGAGTGTTGGCAGGCTTGAAATAGCTTTCCTGCTGTTCAGACGACGGCGCGCCGGTTAAGTGCTTCGCGAGAAAGTCAGGATAGAGCAGATGCCCGATGTTGTTAGCGGTCGATCCGGCGCCCTTGAGAATGCCTTTGCCGAGATCCATCGCACCCGTCCCGACTTTCTGCATCGTGGACGGTTCTGCAGCCGTCGGCGCTGTCGGGGGCGCAGCAGCGGGCGTCCCTAATTTCTGAGCATAGAGCGCGGCATAGGGGTTAGTTGTGCTCATTGCGCCCCCATCAGAACGTGACGAAGCTGCGAATCTATCTTGCGAATCGACGGTGTATCTTTCGCATTGCCGAGATCGTCAAGCCCTTGATTAATGACAGCCTCTTTTGCCTGAGCAATCCGTTGAATATCGGTGACGATACCCTTGAGGCTTGTAATCTGCTCAGGCGTCAGTTTGTTGCCGTCCCCAAATTGCTGGAGGAATGCATCGAAGTCGCCGGAGAATCCGCGGGCGTGAGCGATGGAATTTAGTTCCGCCTGCGTGATGCGGACACCTGAACCTTGACCCGCTGCGAGACCCGAGAGTGCCTTGACAGAGCCGAGTGCGGCGCCCATCGCGCCCCTGCCAACCATGTCGTTGGCTTCGCCCAGTTTCTCGTTTTGCGTCTGATAGGTCTGCAAATCCTTGTCCCACTTGCCCCGAGTGTATTGGAATTCCTTTTCTATCTTGGCATCCCCGCGCGCTGCCTGGGCGTTGGCTTGCCCCTGCTGCTGAATCACGATTCTCTGCTCGCCCATCGGATCGATATCTTTGAGTTGCTTTTGCAACTTCGCGGCCGTTGCGGTATCTCCGGCATTTTGGGCAGCGACCAGTTTGGCTTGAAGGTCGCCTTTGACCCCGCCGGATTCCGGTTTGTTTTGCGTCAGCAGTTTCAACCATTCTTCAATGGGCTTGTCAGGGTTCTGCTTTTGCCATGCCTCGAAATCCGTCTTCGCCTGGGGATGTAGAAGGGCGGCGGCCTGTGCATTATGCTCCGACACTTCCGATTGAGCGAGAGCATGCGTATCGGACTGCTTTTCGGGCATCTCTGCGTTTTCGGTTTCCTTGCCTGTGGTTTCGGCTTGACGCAACGGCACATCGGCATTCAGATTCGCCGTCTGCGCTTCCTTCTCGGCGTTCGCCTCATCAGCCGTGACGGCCTTGTTTGCCTGCCCGAGCAATTGCTGATTATGCAGCGTCGTGCCGGGTATCTTCGCTGTCAAACCGGGCGCAAGGATGCCGCCGAGCACGTCCGCAACCTTTCCAATGCCGTGCAGGATGGGATTCTGGACCTGATTCACGCCCGGGCCAGTCGTCTTGAGCCGCTGCACTTCCGCCTTGTCGCCTGCCAATGTTCCTTTCGCGGCTGGTTGCTGTGCCGACGTATCGACATCAGGACTGCCCGCGCCGAGCTTCTGAGGCCCTACAGCGGGCAGATTCAGTCCTGCGGCGGCTCCGGTAGCCTGATAGGGCGCAATCGCCGGCTGCCCCGGTCGCCATTCCAGCGCCGCCTTCTTTAGCGCTTCATCCGGATTCAGATCATAAGGGCTTGTGCTCATTAAAATAACCCCGTCGCCGCTTCAGCGCCATTCAGCACGTCGGTACCAAAATTCTGCCCAAATTGCTGCCAGTACCCGGGCTTCTGCTGTCCCGCGATTTGTGTCGCTTGATTCGCTAGTCCCAGCGCATTGTTGCCCGCGTTTACATCGGTCCCATAAAGCGCTCCGAGCCCGCTCAAACCAGCCTGCGACTGCTTGGCCTTCAATTGGGCGTCTTCGCTCTGGATTCCGGCATTGGTCTGCGAAAGCCGTTCGGAAGCGCCGCGCGAAGCATCTGCGGTTGCCGCTTGCCCTGAACCGATGTTCCGCGTGCGCGCCGCCCTCAATCCAGCACTTCCTGCCGCGCCTGCATTCGAGCCACCGGCGGTCTGCTCGGCAGCCGTGGTCATCTGGCCCTTGGTGGTCGGATTGAACCCCTGGGGATTGACAGCCTCGGCGGTCAGAGCAGGTGCCAGCGTGGAATTGACGCCAAGAGCCTGCGAGGCGTACTGATTCCCAAGGCCGGATTCCTGCCCATAAAGGTTGAATGCGTCTTTGCGCGCGCCAGTTCCTGTCATGGTGTTTCCTTCCAGATTCTAGCAAGTACCCAGTTTTCAAGGATTCCGCAGCCAAACCGCTTCAGCCGCTTCAGGTATCCCCGCGGCACGTCCGGGCCAATGGTTGCAATCACATCGTCATATCCAAGAGCGGTCATTCTGGGTTTGGCCGCTTCGATCAGTTCTCCCAGAGCCACGAGCCGGAATGCTGGCACATCGTAATCGTGATCCATGACCAGCCGAGCCTCGGCGGTCCTGTGAAACGACAGCATCATGCGCGGATTATCGTCTTCGTCGACCACCACCAAAGCGGTCACGAAGTTCCTGCCCTTGAAGTCGATCTTCTCGTTTCCGAACTTGGACGGAGCTTTGGCATAGATCGCCCGAATCTTCTCATGGTCGCGGCGTTCGATGCGTCGAATCATCATTTGCGCCTCGGCGGGATGGATCCCCGATAGGGAATCGGCCCGTAACCGCTGATCTGCCCCGGAGACCCTGTTCCTGATCCCTGTCCGGCAGGCATCGCCGGTTGCGAATTCCCCGTAGCCGCAACCGGCACAGGCCTGATCCCGCCAGCCGTGTGAAATGTCACTGGCGAAGAGGGCGACGTCGGATAATCGCACGTCACGGCGTAGTGAAGCGGCTCGGTTCCGACAGGGATCCTTACATCACGGTTGGGGCCACTGTAGAGCGTGATGGGTGCAGTGAACGACGGGTCTGCGACCGAAGCCGCATGAAAGTGATAAGTAATCCCGCGATAGATCGGAGCGTAGTGGACCGCCTGAAGATGAGCCACGCCCCCGCCGGCAAAGACTCGCAACTCATCGACTGCCGGAGGAGCGGGAGCTTCCTGCGCTTTTGGCTGGGCATTGGTCTGCTGGCCGATATTCTTGATGCGCCCCATGACATCGTCAAAGGCCTGGGTCAGCCAATGCCCATAGGTCGGCATGGTATTGAGCGCAGCGTGATTTTTGACTCTCTCGGCCATTAACTTGTACCTGAATTCGATCCTCTGACCGGCTGCCACGGAGCACGTTTCATGTTCACGACCATCTTCTGCAGCGAGAAATAACTGTCCGTGGTTCCAAGGAACGGAGCAGCGGAAATCCGGAAGGCGCACCGACTGGTAATGACGTTGATTCCGATTTCAATATCAGCCCCCGGTGGCTGAGTCTGCGCCAGATTTGGTGTTGCTGGCAACGGATTCGACAGCGAGCACATGTAAGGCGTTGCTGCAACCGTGCCGATCGAAGGAATAAACATGGTCAGATAATCGTACTGCTTTCGGTGCGAGCCCAACTGCAAAGCCGCTTCCGCCTCATGGGAAACGAAGAAATAGGTTGTGTAGTAGGCCGGAATCAGGCCGAAGTCATCATCAGAGTATTTGGCCGGATTGAGCGTATAGGACTGCGATCCCCCGGCGTTGTTTACACCACCGAAGCACATGACGGGATTTGAACCGCCCCGGTACATCAATTCCCCACAGAAAGCGTTCACGGTCCACTTCGTCCATTTGCGCGTAAGGTCGGAAGCGATCATTTTGCCGGTAAAGGAAATGTGAACCGGAGGCAGAGACCCAATCTGCTCCGTTGCCAGGTTCCGATAATCAAGGACCAAAACCTGCATCTGCCCGACTGCCACAGGAATGCCAAAGTAAATCCGCTTGTTTTTCTGGTCATTCTTGGTCCAGCAGAATTGAACAAGGTTCGGCAGGATGTCGAGCGGATCCCATAGCGACTGAATCTCCTGCGAGCACTTCTCGGGATTTCTTCCTGTAAATACATGCGCCCCATCCGGCCCGCTCCATGCCATGAATCCCTTGCCGGCTGAACCTATACCTTGAGGATTGCGCGCCACGGAGGCGATCGACCATGCTCCACATTCGTCATCGACTTCCTCAACATCCCAGCCAGAGGGCTCGGTCGACTTATTGTCGCTGGCCTCGTGCACTGCGTTTCCAGTCACGATGTAGAGCGTGTTCCGAATCACGCCATGATTCATGATCGGCGTTTCATCGTCTTCGGGTCCGAGGACTCCCGTCAGTCCATCAAAGCCTTCCGGGTTGTCGATGTAGCTCACCCGCTCCTGATTCTGCAAATAAGGCTGATCGGTGTAGATGAATTCACAGTCTTTGAGATTGAGTCTTAATCCCGAAGTCGCGTTTTGCCAAAGCAGGATGATTTCAGTGTCGGGTGGAATGGTTTCCGGCGTGAGAGCTGAGAACGTCGATTCAAACCATCGATATTGAAACGGTGATCCTGTGGACACGTTGGGAACCGTGATAACAGTTTGACTCAGCAACCCCACGGTGGGGCTGTAGATTTGCATGACCAATTGCCCATTGGTCCCTGTCTCCCAGCCAATTTTCACGCGGAAATCATATTGCGTGTTTGGCAGCAGAATCGGATTACCATAAGCGTCTTCAAAGGCTGGTTGTGAAATCTGCCCGCTGATTCCCCCGCTTGAAATGATCTGGTAAAAGAATCCTGGAACGATCGAAGCAACGCAGGACCCTGAACTCGCCGCGGGCGTGTAGGTCCAGCCCAAGGGAGTGTTGGTCGGGAACAGAAGCCCTCCATCAAACCCCATGTTGAGGAAGTTCTGCACCTTGTTCCGTTCGCCCCACGCTTGCAAACGGCTGGCGTAGGTGAAGAATCCGGCACAGGGACCGAGAACGACCTGCGCAGCCAGATTGTTTCCCGGAATCGAACAGCCGGTGGCGGCATAGAGCGTGTTGTCGGAGAAATCGAGCAGAATAGACGTCGTGGTGTTGTCGTTGATCTGGGTCGCCGTCGAAACAATCAGGCCGTTGACCTGCGCGGCTTGCGGAATATAGAAAAAGTAGGCGCCGCCCGCCCCCGTAAAAAGCAGGATGCGCCCGGCCACATTGGATGGACCGATGGCCAAATTCGACACTGACGGGTACTGACCTCCGTTGGCAATGAACGTAGCCGGGGGCGAGGGCGCGGTGATGGCTCCTGAATCAAGCAGGAAACACTGCTGGACCTGGTGGAGGCCGGGCGTCATCTGCCCATAGGGCGTCACCGTCCCCACGCTGGTGGTGGTCGAGTTCGGCCCATACTGCTGGTATTGGAATTGCGTGGGGGAAATTACATCCGTGACAAAGAAGATTCCGTTCCACGCAAAACTGATCGATCCCCCGGACCATGTGCCATCCGTATAACTCAAAGCAATGGTGAACGTCGTTGCGGTCGGAGCCGTCAGGACAGTGAAATAGTTCAGTTGAGGATTGGCATTTGCCAGCGGCCAGATATACGTCACGGTCCCGGTGTCCGCTCCGGATGCAATGTCGGTGTCGATAAAGGCATAGGTAAAAGTCGTTGGCGTCGGGACTGTCGTCACATACCACTGACCGGCTAACTTCGAGTTAGTCACTGGGGTAACATTCACCACAGAACCAATCTGCAATCCATGAGCAGACGCCATTGTCACCGTGACAACATCGCCCGAGAGAGAGATATTGGTAATCCCTCCGCCTACCGTGGTGGGGGTAACTCCGGAAATGTTGATGATATTGTTCGGCAACAGTCCATGTGGGACTGAAGTTGTTACTATCGCAATCCCCGCCTGGGCTTCATTGTTAAGCACGATGGAACTGATAACTCCGCCAACTACCGAAGCTGGCACATTGGTAATCTGCGCCTGATAGCCGATCTGCAGTCCATGCGGTGTAGCGGTGTTACTGGTGACGATGTTATTGGCCCGGATAAGGGTGTTTCCCGAACCACCGACCGTCGCCGTCCCTCCTGTTCCTGCCTGTGCCGTCGAGAAGTTAGAAAACAGCTTTAATTGGGTTCCATTGAGGATGCTGCTTACCCCCCATGTAGCGTTGAAGAGTCCATTCGTATTTCCGGCAATCGTAATTCCCTGTCCCGGAACAAATGAGGCAGTGGAAGCTAGAGTAACCAGCAGGCTGCTGTAATAACTGGTAGTTCCGTGAGTCACTAAATCAACCGTCGCAATAGCCGTCACGGCAACCGCGCCGGGCACAAAGGCCGTAGTCATCTGCGAAGACGGAAGAGCGACAGAAACGACCGTGGGCGGTGCGCCGGGGCCGTCCTGGGTCACCCGCCAGAGATGTGACCCATCCCATTGAAGGGGAATATCTGCCCCATGAACTCCGTCCGAGAGTGCGATGTATTCGCGACCAAAAGCGGTGACGCTCGAAGCCATCGTGGCTGTCGAGAAATAAAGCAGAGTCGCCGTGCCGGGAGAGATTGCGACCTGTTCCAGCCAAAGACTGCCGTCTGAAGTGAAATAGAGATTTTGGGGAATCCCGGTGGGCTGGACGTAGCTTTTCTGGTAGACGATCATTCCGGATGCGATCAGAGCAGCGACGAAGACGCGCTGAAGCCCCGGTCGCGTCGACACGGAGCCGGGCAGGTAGATCACATCCGAATTGTCGGGCGACACGCCTTCGGGAATATCTGGGGGCGAAAGCTCTGTATTCAGCGACGAAAACAGACTCAGGGGCACATCGACCGAAGATTGGTCAACGACCGCCACTCAGCACCTCAGATGGGGTTCTTGGAAAAGCACGCCGTGAAGGACAGGTTCACGATATTGAGCGAGGCGTAAGTGACGTTTCCCGCCTGGGTTCCGTAGGTGGCAAACACCTGCACCTTGCCATTAGCCTGCGTGGTGCCGGGCGCGAAGACATAGACCAGACCCGATGCCGCTGTTCCGGCCGCTGGAGCCTCATAGATTTGAACATCATCCGGCACGTTGCTCGACGGCAACACTGGGCCTGTGACGTTGACAAACGACAGCACGTCCCCGTTGCCGGAACCGGGATAACTTCCCGCGAGAGCGATCGTGCCCCGCGCAATGAAGTGATTGCCTGTGAAATCCACGCTCTTGATGGTTGCGACCATTCCCATAGAAATTCTCCTTTACATCGTTCCCCAGCCGGAATGCCGGCCGTTCGAGTAACCCTGCCTGCGGTGATTTCCTCTTTGCTCCCTGCGTGCATCCCGATTCGTCATGCGTTTCATCGCTGCCATGCCCTTGGCTGCGAATGTGGAGCCCACAGCCGCGTCTTCTGCCGTGCCTCGAGAGTTACAGAACTCCGCCGCCACATAATGCGCCAGCGCGTCTGCAGAGCGAATCAAGGGCACGAGGGCAGTGCCCGAAGACGCAATGTCGGCCAGATAGCTTGCGTAGCGGATCCGGACATCTCGCTCGATCAAAGCTCCGGGCATGTAGATGGCATTGCCGCGCCAGTCCCAAAGACCGAGCCAGTTGGTTTTTACGTTGTCCGGCAAACCATCGTTGACCGGATTCATATCCGTGAACTGGTTTTGCGTTCCGCTCTGCCGCTCCCAAAGTCTCAAAGGGAGAATGCAGTCAAAGGGCAAGAGTGGAGCTTCGGGCGCCGTGTAGAAACTGACGCCATCGAAGTAATACTGGCAACTCATCCAGACCTGCACCGACGGGTCGTTGAGGGCCACCACCGGCAAACCGAACAATACCGTCTCATTCGTAAATGCAGGGTTGCCAGCGTTGGCCAAGTCTTCCTGAAGATGCCGGAAAGCCGCATTTAGCAGCGTGAAAGTGTAGGGCTGGGTATCGGCCAGCAGATTGCCGGAAATCCCCTGAATCGCGTCGTTGATGCGGGCGCGGGAGAAGTTGAGAACCGTGTCCACCGTGTCGAGCGGAAGCGTGGCGGTGGGCGGAAGGATGACGGGCACGGTTCTCTCCTGTTACTTGGCCGGATTCGCCAGAATGTAGGCGTTGTATTCGCTCGGGTAAAACTCCTTGGCGCGCTCCCAGTCGAGCACCGCCGAGCACTTCGGGCACTTGACCGACTCGATATCGATCATCGCCTGACAGGCGGGGCAGTTCCCGGCTTCGCGGGGTTCCGCATCGGAGAGCCAAACTTTTGCCACTCCAAGGTATCGGGCAGCCCAGCGCGCCTGATCCCCGATCTGGTCACGCTTGTTGGCGCGCTCCAGAACGTCGGCGGCTTCAATCAGTTTCGCGCAGGTTTTGCGCAACTCGCCTTTAGCCTGGTTGATCTGCTCTTTTGATGCTTTGGGGGTTTCAGAGATAAACAGGCCCCAGCGCTCACGATTCAGGTCCGGCGTGTAACCGCGGCCGATGTACAGAATGTCGTTGGCGACGTCGATCCCGTTCTCGTAGCGGTTCGACATCTTATCCATGTCGATTGCCACTCTTTCCAGAATCATTCCCGGAATCTTCAGAGGCTTCGATACCTCCTCACCCTCCGCGCAGCCGGGAACGTAAAAGTTGCCCAGCGAACCGAGCGAACGCGGCCATCCCTGCGGGCCGACGTTGAAGATGTAGAGCATTTTTTCCTTGGCCAGATCCGCAATCATGGACGGCATCTGCTCCACGATCTTGTAGTTGCGCTTGCGGGCTTCCTCGGATACTGCCTTGCGGGCTTCATCCAGTGTGACGGTTGCCATGCTGTTCTCCTGTAAAGAATGCGTTGTCCGACATCGGCATTCCCAGTTCTTCTGCCGACCGCTTGAACGTCATGTCCTTAATGCGTTTTGAGGGCTTGCGGTGGATGGTCGCGCCGTTTGATACCGCCGAAACCATTGCATCGGCGTAACGGAAGGCGGGCTGAGAGTCGTCAAACACGTCATCGATCTTCTGATGGTTGCGTTTTCGGCGAGCTTCGAGCGGAGCCATGATGGATCGCTTCCGTTCCAATGCACTTAGGTTCCGGCTTCCGTTGATCGCACGCACCACCAGCGAAATCATCGAATGCGTCGGTTCTGAAGGGAAGGCATAAGCGAAAACATACTCCCCCTCGGCTGGATAAGGCCCGAGAGAGGGCGTGTTCAAGTCACGCTCTTTCGAGTCCCAGGCTTCGCGCGGACCCGCAAAGTCTTCCGCCGATTGCCACTTTTCGAGTACCCAGGCGTGAATATCGTCGTAAAGTTGCGTTTCGCGCATCTCGAACGAACCGCCGCCCCAGTCACCCCCCAGCAGATAGGTCCGGGAATCCGACCACACTACCCGATAGAGGGGACGGCTAAAGGCATTCAAGCCGAACCGCTCCATCGGGACTGTGGGCAACTGTTGCGGTGTTTTCAAAGCTCAGTACCCCGCGGGAATTGCGATGGTGTCCATGAAGCACCCAAGGCGGACATTCTCGTTGCCAACCTGCACGCCCGTCCAGAGATAGAAGAAGCTCGAAGACTTCAAGCCCCCGCTCGCTCCGTAGGACGGGAAGATGGTTTGACCGCCGACCTCGTAATAGTCGATGGCCTGGTTCTCGCAACGGAAATACTCCTTCATGCAAACGCCGTCGATGCGGCCCTGCTTGGCATGGATATTCCCTTCGCCATCGCCCACGATGGGATACCCCATGAAGGTCTTCGGCGTGTGCTTCTGCAACATGTCCTGCGAGGAATCGCCCTTCAACTGATTCTGAATGACCTGAGACACCGCGATGCCGGTATTCTCCCATGCGGCCAGCATGTCGGGCCCCATGTTGAATTGCAGGTTTTCCTCGACCGCCTTCATGGCGCCGACCGCAATCTTCATCTGACCGGTCAGCCGGCGCGCTTCCGATTGGGTCAGAGTCAGACCCCCGCCGTTGACGTAGGGCATGATCAGCTTCCCCGGGTAGGCGGCGCGGCTCAACCCGCAGACGGTCCCGGTATTCAAGGACGCTGCGAAGGTGAACAGACCATTGAGGCCGGAGTTCGACACGCCCGCAGATCCGGAAACCAGCAGCGGATAGCCGGCCGTCAACTGCGCAGCCAGCGGAGCCGCAAGCCAGAGAGTCTTGTTGGCGGCATCGACCGACTGTACCGTAAATGTGGTGACGAACGTCCCGTTGATCGCCGTCCAGCCGTCGACGGGTTGCTGATCCTGGAACTGGTTGGCATTGTTGACCAGAATGAAGTTCTGGCCTGCCGGGGCGGTCGTGGCTACGGTGTCGAGGGTGTTCGATCCGTCGCCCTGGGTAAACACCGCTTCCATGTAGGTGTTGAAGTTCTCCATCGCCCGCTTCATCAGCAGTTTGGAGTAATCCTCAATCGCCTTCTGGTCGGTGTTCGTGGAAATCTCGGCCTGCTTGGTCCATTGCGAGCACTGGAAGAAGTAGGTCGGGACCAGTGTCATAAAATCGGTGATCGGCGCAGAGCCGGTGCCGAGATCGCCGCCGTCCGGATTGCCGGATGTGAAGGTGCCGCCAGCCAGAAGTTCCAGAGGAACGCGGGTGGGGCGCGAGGGAACGACTTCA